TAGTATGTAGATTAATTACTTTTGTCCTAAAAATTTCTAAGGGCCATTTTGATTTGCGGGCAGACGCCCCAAACCGACCCAGCCAAAAGCATAAAAAAAAATCCAGCCCCGAAGGACTGGATTATCTTGTTCACTTGATTATGATCGCCATATACCCCTTCGGGTTGCTGGTCATTACCTTCTATCATATTCACTCAATAGGACGACATAAGTGAGCTTTCGGGAGCGACCCTAGACTTTATGCCGTAACAGCTTGCGCTGTACACTTGCCTATGCGGAAGTGGTTATCCGCAACGTTTACCCATCATTCACATTAGTAAAGATTTTTGCATCTTTTCTTCTAAATGTCATTGTCTTGGGCTACTTGTACCTTGACCTCGTCTTATAGTTACATTACTGCAACTTCACGACAAACCGCCTTGGTGGTATTTCTTGAGTCTGCATAGGGTACCAAACCTAGACCTTATCAAGATTCGGGCTACGCTTTTAACGCTTGCCTTCTATTGCGACGGCGACGAGACAGTAGTTTTGATAGCGATAATTCCAGTACATCCTCCCGGCCGGCAAGAGCTTTATCTCTCGTTGTTCCCAAACTCACGAGTGGGAAGCACTGCCGCAATAACGTATCCGTCATTGCTACTAAGCAGGGGGCGTCTTGATTAGGTGAGGATTCTCAGCCACATGATATTGTGTCTGCACTGAGTTATACAACAACCATAATCAAATGAACAATCTGGAAAGAGAGGTGGTAGTTTAGAATTTTTTAAGGTCAGGGTGAAACTCTACCAAACTAGACCTATGGCACCGACGCCCTCGGATCGAACGGGGATCTCCAGAGTTAGAATCTGGCACGCTAGCCTTTACGCCACGCCGGGATAACAAGTAGTTTAATGACTTGCTTAGGTCAAGCAATAACTCAAGCAGAGACCTCAGCGCTGCCCATAGTCCCGTCAGATGGGCATCTGCTTGATCAACGGGGGACTATTGCTTTAACTTGCTTGGGTCAACGGCTATCTTGAAATTCATAATGCTGGGGAACATTACTATAAACTCATTGATAGCAGTTTTAAAAGTGCGAATGAATAGAATTTCTAAGATATGGCGCCGCAGGTGTGGGTTGAACACACGTATCAGGGAGTCTGGTCAAGGTAATTGGTACTGCCCCAATTAAATTCACTTGAATACCTTGAAAGTCCCTTGCCTTACCACTTGGCTACTGCGGTATATTTGATGTTGAAGACAGGACTTGCACCTGCATATTCGGCTCAACCGGCCGGCGTCCTACTAACAGAACTTACATCATGCTACTTAAACCCATCGCACAACGTAACCCATTTAAACGACTTCAACAAACATTAAAAATCAAACATTGAGGCAAAGGTCTCTCACCTTTACGACTTACTCTGAATAATATTCGCGACCACTATTCAACGACGTATCATTATTACCGTTATTGCAGGTAATATTCCTTAAATCCTTGAACGTCTAAGTAAGTTTTTCATTAAGATTTTTCCTATAAGCTGTTAACCTAGTCGTCATAACAGGGCTCGAACCTGTACCTCCAGGGTTCATCCCCCAGCGTGCTGCCACTTACACCATATGACATTCAGCTTATGGCTTCACCATTCATAGGGTTGTACAGGCCCATGTTAGAATGGTTTGTACAAGAAGCCTATAACCTTAATGGCTCTTTACTCACTACTCAATTTTTTAAAAGTATTTACTAACAGGGAAGAATGACTGATCTGCGGCCTCCTTAGTGATATAAAACACATCACCAACTGTGCCAGCATGAACGGGGGCAAACAAGAGAACAGAGTCTTTCTTGTCATAGGAATTTGCGGCGCCCACTAACTTGTAAACATTGTTGTGAATGTCCTGATAACGAGAACCAAAATTGATTTCCATTTATTCTTCCCTCACTTTCTACAAATATTATAACATAAATTTTTTAAAATGTCAAATTTTCTTAGTCCCAGTAATTAATGGAACAGATGAAACCAACATCATTCCACCGCAGGGCCTGCGGCCGCACGCTCCAGTTGTCAGAAACCAACAAGGTTTTGTTGGTGGTATCATAACCGATTACTGTAATGGTATGGTTATGATATTTACCTGCGTTCCAGACATTCATAATAACTGGATTACACTTATCAATCTGGCCGCAAATAGTTTCATAGCTAAATCCCACGCCCTTGAGATACCTTGCACTTGTTTTTGCGGTAGGGACAATGCAATACTTGCGAGCAACTTCATCAAAAATACGGCGAATAAACCACGGATTAACGCCCTTTTTGCCAGTATAGCCATACTTGCGGGCAACCTTCTCAATTGTGGCGTAAATCTCTGGCACAGATTTGGTATGTGCAAAATAAAAGTCAACCACCGCAGTAAGAGATGTCAAAGTACAGTCATTATCTTCGCCATAGCGATCTTGGTCAAGACAACGAAAATTCTTGAGTTGAATTATCAAGCGGCAATCCTCCTTTACGATTTACTACTTTAGATGGTCCGAGTGGTGAGGCTTAAACTCACGGCCTCGTCGGCCAGGAAAGTCTTAGACTGCCTTCAAAACCTCCTCAATTTTGTAATCATCGGCGATATGAATACCCTGCTTTTGTCCGGATTTAGGATATTCATATCGCCATCTGAAAGTAAAACCTACGGCTTCTTCGACGGAAACTAAATAACCTTGACCGTTAAACCAAGTATAGAAATAATCAATATCGTCTTTTGAATACTTATAATGAGTAGTAGTTCGAGTATTTGTTGTCTGGCAACAAGTGTAGATATTAAAGGCGACCTTTTCATCTACGGTGTCCGTAACCCAAGAGGCAGTTTTGCATTGGATGCGGAAGAATTTGCCGTTTACGTCGGCTACTACATCATATTTGGAACTATCATCGACTGGAGTTAAGCAACGAAATCCCATTGTGGTTAAATCCATGATGCAATGCAACTCCGTCAGAGTTCCTTTTTGTTGAGTTTGTTCTAACATAATTTTGGCAGAAATCTCTTTTCCCAAACGACGCGCTCTATCAACTGAGCTACACCCGGATAGATGCTAGGTTTTGCACCTTGCGCCAGACGAGTCGAACGCCATGGCTTAAGGACTCGAACCTCGCTGCACCTAGCTGGTTACTACCATTCACCGTCCTCTGCGTTTTCAGGGCTTGGAACCTGCGGTGACTAGTCACCGGCCGCATTACAGTGATTAAGAAATATCACTTAGTGCTGTGATACTTCTTATCTTCCTCTGCTGAAAAAATCAGATCATCTACATCATGAAACATTACTACCATCCTTTCTATTGTTTAATAAGATAACCTACACCCCAACGCTCTTGGGACCGCATCCTACATTCCACATCCTCGGTTATCAGTTTGCGGGATTTGATGTTCAGTCACCCGTCTGTATCCATCTATCATCTCGGTAAGGACTCATATTGTAAGGACTAGTTTCATCTCCTTACTGTACGGCCTAACTACACCATATTGCCGCTTTGTGCAGTTCCTCTTGTCTGCCAGTCAACCCGCGATTCAAAGGGATTTAGGCTCTCAACTTATCCTACTTTTGTTAAGAAATAAAGCTCGTTCCTCCTTGCGGCTGTGGGTCAGCCGCTTAGCCGTCATCTCTTGTGGATGACACGTTAAATACGCATCGGAACCCCAATAGGTGCTTATGGCGGAAATGGTAGGGTTTGAACCTACGGCCTAGTGGTTAACAGCCACTTGCTCTGCCAGCTGAGCTACATTTCCATATATAACAGACTATTGCGAACTTGCGGTCTGTCAGCGCGACACCTTTTTATACTAGGTCTGTATCTAGTCTATGGTAGCGAGAGGCTGGATTCGAACCAGCGATTTCCACCTTATGAGGGTGGCGAGATGACCACTTCTCTACTCCGCCAAATAAACGAGAGAATCCAGCTGACCTATTCAACCTCCAGACTGTTTTACCGGCTTACATTAAGCCCTGCTATTTTTTGCAGCTTCTCTCAAGGAGGAATTACTCTCATATAGGTTTTGACAAATAATATCTATTTTTAGACCGGTCACTCTAGTTTTAACGCTCGTTTGAGCTGGTGTTACCGAAGGGGATCGAACCCTTACGCCTTGCGGCACGAGAACCTAAATCTCGCACGTCTGCCTAATTCCGCCACGGTAACATATTAAGTCGCTATTTATATACATAGGGCGACCAATCCTATCGCGGTTTCCTTTGCCTCTATTTAACGTCCCTAGCCACAAGCTATGTATCTCACATAGTAGTTTAACCGCAAGCCATGTCGTCCGACGAGACAGTTTAATGACATATCTAGGTCAGTAAGCTCTTTCGAGCTGTGGTAGGTGTGAAGGGGATCGAACCCTTAATCCTTGCGGCATTCGGGCTTAAACCGAATGTGTATGCCAGTTCCACCACACACCCATACTGGATTATAAGATCTCTCAGCAGGCTGCCGCACCTTAACTACCGGCTATTTAATGTCGCCACAATCATCAAAGAGCTTAGCGACAACCTTTCTCTCAACCTTACAAATATATTATAACATAAATTTTTTGAAAAATCAAACCGTCTCTCAAGCTGGCTCAGTTGTCTTTTTTACAATTTCCAACTTTGCTACAAAACCAAACAACTCGAAGGTAATAAACTTACCACTATTGACCGTACAATTAATACCTAACTGGCTAAGTTTGTCTTTTAATAAGTCTATCAATTTATCTTTGGTTGTATCACGAAACGCTTTTTTACCATCGTTTGGCAATAACTTGGTTGTAGATTTTAGAGAAATATCATACAATTTGTCATCAAGAGTAACAAGATTATAGATGCCATTTCCTACCATAGAAAACTTGTGGCGATAGCTACCTTCAGGCAGGGACTCCCGCAAGAATTCTCCAAAAGGCCATTCATATTCCCAGAAATATTGCTTCTTTTCATAGAATTTATTCGCCACTTGTTTTTGCTCCTCTCTTAACTTTCTATAAATATTATATCATAAATTTTTATAAAAATCAAAAGAAAGGAAAAAGGTAGATGAAGGTTGTACCACCTACCTGTAGGCCCATATTCATTTATATACCGCACCAAACCTCTTAAAAGAGTAAGCTAGCTAGGCTTGCAACCATGGCCATCCGTGCGGTGTTGGTGGATCTGATGCGATTCGAACGCACAACCTCTTCCTTGCAAGGGAAGCTTTCTCCCATTGAAATACAGACCCTTATATGGTGGGCCAGGCTGGTGTCGATCCAGCTACTCCCGAAGGAAACGGGGTTACAACCCGCCGCAGTTGCCGATTTGCTACTGACCCCTATTATGTTCACACTCTTTAAGATTCTCTGTGAACTGAACTACGAGATGTTTACTTTTAGACGTGCCCATGGATACATTGTCTATTAGTCTGATTATAGAGCAGTAATACATATAGAGCTTTCTCACACTTGCTCTCTGGCGCAGAACACTGAACACGATTCAGATACCTTGCGGTACGCACCGCTTAGCAGGCGGGCCTCAGACCTTCTGAGTTTATTCTGCATATTAATTTAATGTCCTTTTGTTAATAAATAACTCAAAAATTAAATTATCAACACAAGGAACGTGTTCATCTTGTTTGTCGTGCCGAGTGCGATGTTCAATATCATTAATGTAAATTGGACAATCTTCGCATTCTGTATTTTCACAGAAATGAATTGCTTTTTTCGCAATATCCGATGGTGCAAGACGCACAGAATCTTTCCAATCCATATTAAAACTCCTTATATAATGAGCAGTTTATACAATGATGCTCAGTATTATCCCATTTGTTTACATTGAGTTTCTTATTTAACCTAAGCCTGTCTGGAGCCTCTAGCCCGCTACGATCGGGCGACTAGGGGTTACAAATCCCTTATTTTGCCAATTAAACTATAGAGGCAAATAGGAGAGAGAAGGCATCTAGAATACCCGTGAGCTTAGCACTCTCTCTGTTTGCATATATCTCACTTAGCATTGATTATCCGGTTCAATTACTCAAAACCTTGACTGCTTCATTACTATAAGTAATAAAGTCATGTTCCTGCACAGGGCTAGAGGCCCCACGAGCATTTCTAGCACCAATCTATGCAACAACGGTGGACCAGGACCTTGCGGTCAGCCCTAAAAAAAGTCTCACGTTATGTATTGCCCATTACCTCAATACGAAGCAAGACTCTGAATGGGTGGCGACGCATACGGGACTTGAACCCGTGACCTCCAGCGTGACAGGCTGGCGTTCTACTCTTCTGAACTAATACGCCAGATAATGGTGACTCTGGTGGGGTATGATCCCACAAACTCCGCCTTGAGAGGGCGGCAACTCTACCAGTTCGTCCACAGAGCCATGTGGTACTCTCGGCGGGGATTGAACCCGCGTCTGCGGCTTGAAAGGCCACCAACTTAACCCACTTGTCCACGAGAGCATATAAAATTTAGAATCAGTTTAACCATGAATATGTTGGTTAGACATACTCACAACATTTCCACAAGTAACCAGCTTGCTTTCATGTTTCCAACTCCATACTTCCATTTGAGTATTTGAAGGATGGCACAGCGGCAAGGATTCGAACCTTGAGTTTCGGTTTTGGAGACCGATGGTTTAGCCGTTAACCGACCGCTGCATATATTTTGGCGCGGATAGGAGGATTTGAACCCCCGCAGGCTTTTACACCCCTACGTGTTTTCAAGACACACCTCTTCAACCACTTGAGTATATCCGCATATTTAATTGGAGCAAGCGTGCGATGGAAACACCTCTATCTGCGCTCCTGTACCGAAGTACCACCCACCACGGGCTATGTAATATTTATTGTGCCATAGCTGCACTAGATGCCTTTCACATCAGATAGTTCCTATATGGAGCAAGCGAGGGATTCCGACACCCCATCCCCGGTTTGGAAGACCGGAATACTAGCCTTTGTACTACGCCTGCATATTAAATTAAACCTGCACCGTATGTATAAATTTCAAAATAGCAGAACTACTTGACGCTGCATCACTGTGAGTTGGATGACGTCGCCGCATACAGGCTTTCCTCTCCTCATTCCACTATTTTGGTCAATGTCCGGTTAGTCGTCTGAGCCCTTTACCTCGTCATTGACTGCGTATGCCCTTACGCTATTACTACTGCTACCCGGCTTAGATGTTATCACCGTTTGAAAGTGGTAAAACAATAGCAAGAAAGCAAATTAATTATGGGCAGCCTCTCAGTGGCCTATTATACGATAGCCCCTATTTCGCTTGATTTACTGCGCCCAGCGCTCCTCTCGGAAACCAAGAATACGAGGTGTGGTGAGACTGGCGAGGTACGATCTCGCAACCTGCGGCTTAAAAGGCCGCTGCACTACCGGTTATGCTACAGTCCCAGATCTTTTATCTAGCTTTACGGACTAGAAATGAGCTTGCCGCACCGATACAATTTTAGCTGCGTCATCACAGCAATAACGATAAGTGAATACTTTCTACGACTTCCCATTTCATATAGTCGAGATTCGCGCGCATCGGGTGCTGTTGTATCCTTGCGGGCCTCGGACTTGAGGCAGTATTCAATGAGAGTTGCAACTATCAACTAGCTCTCTGCTTATCTCGTATTTTCGCTAAGTTGACATGATAGTTATGTCAAACTTACCCAGAACACGCCACGTGGAGGCAATACTTCATGTGTTCCTCAACTTTATATATATATTATATCAAAAATTTTTGAAAAAATCAAATTGGGAACAAGAGCCAGAGAAATGGAGATTTCTATTTACTTTAAAAAATCTCCTATTTCTCTGAAACTCTTTTGTCCAAAAATTTTTTTACTTGCGGTCAGCCATCAGCATCATGGGCAGCAGCATATCCTTGTTATCGCCACTCATAAGAGCATACATCATCATAGGATTAGACATATCGAAGCTGCAACCCTCACTGTTCATCATCATAAACGCCATCATAGTCGCCGCGTCACAATCCTTGTCACCCATTAGGGCCAGAGGCCACAGGTTACCAAACGGGTTATCGGTATTGGCATTAATACCAGACATATCCAGTAAAGAGACCAGCTTAGTCACAAACGTAAAACCAAACGGGGATTTTGTGAACAGGATCTCCTTGCTCTCGCCAGCGCGAGGATCAATAACACTGACGCAAGTATCACCCTCGCACACGTCGGTAAGAACATACATTCCCTTACCCTGATGAACAATCATGTCACCGGCGCGAACAGTATGCGGCGCCGTAGGGATCTTGTAAATCAGATTCTTACCCTCAAAGTTGAACACATCAACGTCAATGATAGAATCGCTGGCAGCATCGTAAGATACCCAACTATTATCAAGGTTCTTAACCGCAAGGCCATAGGGGGACAGCCGCACGGTGTCATTCTTCACGGGGCCAAACTCAAAATTCTTAAAGAAATTCATATCTTTCTTCTCCTTTTTATTGTCTATTGTTGCTGTCATTGTTTGCCAAATTGTATCGTATTCTTGCTTAAAACTCTGGGTTGTTGCAAGGTTAGAATTTGATATAACATCACTGGTAGCTATCGCAGAATATGGGCTTGGTGCATAGTTTACTGTATAATTCGTTGTCATATTTGTTGTCAAGTGAGGGGGAACAAGATTGGTTATTGACCATTGAGTGCAAGACTCTGCATAGCCAAGTACGGCGTAATACTTAGATTGCAGATAATCTAAGAATGGACAATTTGCTTTTCTTTCAAAGATAACGAAGTCCATCTTTCCATAAGGCGAACACATAAAATCGTTATCTGAGTTGATTTTCAAATAAATATCTGTTGTGCTGGGAAGATCCCTCCAACTCCACATCATTCTCCAATCATCATATGAAATTTTATTAAACTTTTTCTTACGAACTGCAGCGGCAAATTCGTTTAATTCTTTCTCCCACTCTTCAGGTGTCCATATAACCAAGTGACCTCACATCTCCTTTCTTTATAAATATTATATCATAATTTTTTGTTTTTGTGAATAGCTTTCTTTCGAGTAAGATAATTATGATTAACCCAATTCTGTATTACTTGTTTAACCTGAGAAAAATCAGGATTAGTAGAGTGCCAACATGAAGACCCTCCAGGTAGAGCTTCACATTTCTCACATCCATTGCTACTACATTTTTGACACATTTCTACCGCATATTTAAAAAACTCCTCAGTTGTCATTTTGTTCCTCCTCTGAAACAATAGGAAGGGTCGTGTAGCAGTTAGGGCAAACTAGTTGCTTTGTCACAGCGTCCCATATAAGGTTCTGCGGCGACGGGGTAGGCTGACCGCATATCTCACATTTCCAGACGATAGCAGAAAAGAACTTACAAATGTCATGTGACTCTGGAAATCCGTTCTGGATAGCAACGCCGCATAGCTTCTCTTTATAGAAGCCGCAATCTCCGCAAGTTCTTTTCACTTGTTTGCCTCCCAGTGTTCTTTAATGCGAGCAAAAACTTCGTTTGCATTGAGATAACCTTCTACGCTATCATTATTGTGAGTAAGCCCCATAATTTCAATAAGACCAGTCTGATGGCCATAGCTAGCCCAGTGACAAATTGCATCACAAACTGGATGCTTGTCATCAGGATACCATACTTGCGGGCGACCATGACATTCTGTAACTGTAAAGGGAATATTTGTGGTTGCAAGCATAGTAATAAGCTTATTTATATGGGTGATCTCAGGGATACCGCCATGCATGGCTTCAAGTTCAGCGTTTGAACACATAATTTACTCCTTTCTTCCAATAAAATGTTAAGTCAAACCATAGAGCTTGATACCATCTGAGTTTAGTGCCCCAGAAAATTTTAATTATCTTTGATGGGCGTGCTTTGAAAATCGCAGAGAATGTTGCCGGAGGTTGAATGTTCATAGCATAATTGGTATCATTCTCTACTACATAAGTTGGTTCATTATCGAATGAAATATGGATGGGTTTGGTATCTTCGTCTAGGAGAATCCAAGCCACTTCTTTGTTATCAGTTCCCATTTAACTCTCCTGAATTGCGTCTGTATCATTCAAATCAATATCAAATGAATAGACATTATCATTTGTCGTAGTCACAGTGACATGACTAATTCCTTCTTGGTTTTTAGGAGTGTAATAAATTAGTGAGATATTTGCTCTTACAAACGCCCAACAATTTCCATGTATATCTTTAAACTGAGTCATAAATTAATTCCTTTCATTGTATTTATGGGAGAAGCTGATAAACTTCAGGAATAGTATTGAGAGCATCGACAATACGATTAAAATCATCCTGCTTAAAATAAGGACACTCACCGCCATTTACCATGGGACAGGTTTCAGTAGACTTGCTTAAACTCCAATCACAGAACCAAAATGTGCGGTCTTTCCAAGGGTCTTTAATGGGATTAGACCAAGGACAATCTTCTACCTTGGTAGGTATTTCGTCAACAAGAATTTTCATGTTTTTCTCCTTACTTTTATCTTAATTATATTATAACATAATTTTTCCAAAAATGCAAAAAGAGCGAGAGTCTAGACTCCCGCTCATCCTGCGTCATAAATCATTAACTCCCCGTCATTCTGAAACAAGGGTGAAACGCCATTCTCAGTAAATAGATACAATACGCCAGTTTCTCTATCTGCGGCAACCACCGATCGGTGCCCGCAAGCCGCTCCCCTGTCTACTTCGATAAACCTCTCCCTGTCCGCAGGGAAGAAAAGATGGGTGGAAGGATGCTGCAACGTAATTACAACCCTCCCCAGTACACCGACAAGAAGAAATGCTACTACGCAGTAACACGCTCGCCGCATGAAATCTTTAAAAGCCTTCTCTGTCAACACGCCGCATTGCCTCCTTTTTCATTTCTTCAATGTCTCGCGCAGAGAAATAGTTGACCGTAGAAAATCGACACGCTATACCATCACGATAAGCCTGCATCATCTTGCGGATAACCTCTTCTCTTTCCTCTTGCTCCTGCGCATATCCCAAAAACAGGTTATCCATTACAGCGTCTCCTTTTCTACTACAGGATAATCATTAAGGTCTGCAATGATGCGGTCAGCGGTTGACTTGCTGACAAACATATCTGTCTCATAGAACTCAGTTACAGTGATACTCTCAATTGCCTGAGAGTCCTCGTCAAAAAGCTGCTCGAAAACCTTAGATACCGCTTCCTGGTAGGAGGCTGCAGGAATGAACAGTCGATAAGTTTCACGAGTATTACTATCCTCGATAACATTAATAATAAGATAATAAGTATTCATGGTTTACTCCTTTACTTCAATTACATTAAGAGCGCAAATGTCTGCAACCCATTCCTCGCGCAGAAACTCGTCAACAAGAGACTCGGTTTCCTGCGGGTCCCAATTCTCTTCTTCACAAATCTGACGGATATATTCCACACCGCAATTCAGCGCATCAGCTCGCCGCATAAAGTAATCACGATCTCCGTCGTCAACATAATAAATAGCATAAATCTGCATTAGTCTACCTCCACTCCATCATATGCAAAGTCACTGTTGTAGCAAGTGAGCAAATCTTCAAATGCTTGCGGTGTCTCGTCGGGGATGATACCTCGTAGTCTATAATAAGCATCATACTCTTTATCTTCAACCATGAGATCACATCCATATAGTGTACGTACTTCATAATTTTCAAAATGCTGACCGCACATCTTATTCAGGAAGATTGTGAGACTGGGATAGGTCATGATTTCTTCTTTTGTTTCATCAAAAGCAAAGACATCATAACCGTATTCATATTGGAGCACAAGCGTTTTCATGTTAATCCTCCATCATTTCCTTGGTAATGAACATAATCTTGCGGTCGCCCTCATATGCTTCCCAACGGTCCCACCAGTAGTCAATTATTTCCTCTTGCTCTGCGTCATCAGGGAACATCTCCCGCAAGATAAGTTCACCCATGCGGAGTGCGTTATTGAGATTGCGGTAGTAATGGGTGCTACCCTCCATCCAGAGTTGATAAAATTCCATAAACTTACCTCTCTTTCTATATTTATATTATATCAAAAATTTTAACAAATGTCAAAGAGCAAGATAAGTGTTAGTTGCGGTGTCCCATACCTGCGTCAGTGTGGTTGCTGCCATAGCGCACCAAAGCTTATGTCCCTGCTCTGCGGCTAGGCGGTTAGGGTAAACCGCAGGGATTGCCATGCGATCAGGGTTAATCCAAATCGCAGTTTCATATTTTTCGCCGTTAAAGCAAGTGTCAACAGTATATTTGCCTACTGTTGTATGACCGACACCATCTGCCTGCCGCATGGCATCAAGCACTGCAAAGAATTCATCAGCGCCTTCAAATTTACAGTATTTGTTAATAAACTCTTCATAACCTAATTCTGCGGCTTCCGCATTAAGTTTCGCAGTAGGAATGTTATCCCACTTAGGAAGAATACGTGCATATTCCCATTCAGGAGAGGTGACTTCGCAATCATCGTCTTCGTCATAGTCATAAACATCATCATTCGCAAACAAGTGAGAGTAGGTGTCAATTACTTCATATGCCATGGTTTCACCAATATTATCAGCTTCGTCAAGGGCGTTTATCTCAGTGACGCAAATGTCATAGATACCGTGTAGACCACCATAAGTGCTTTCATAAGCGTAAATTACAAATCTCATACGAGTTCTTCCTCTTTAATAGCCTGCTCAATGGCATCATCTTCGTCGTAACCATAACTATCTTCAATGGCGAGGGTGCGATCAGTAATAATGTCAAGCTGCTGGTCAGTGAGGCTAGGGTAATTATCCTGAATATACTCATGAGTAGCGAAAAAGCGATAAAGATTATGAGCAAAAGCAAGATCATTCATAGTCAGATTAACCTGAGTACCATCTTGAGTGGTCATAGTATAAACATATTTCATAGAAATTACCTCTCTTTTATTTTTCCTTTGCTAAATATTAGTAGATATCACACCCATCTACAGTTTCATCAGAATCATACAGTTTTTGAAAATATCCGACTAAATCTTTATTGCTAATATAAGCAGAATGTCTCATACAATTGAGCTTGTCAAACATCTCAATGAAACGGTCATCCTCAGTATCCTCACAATGAATAGTTCTAACTTGATAATCCTCATGATGAGGAACGCACAGATGAATATTAATGAAATACGCCAAGCTAACCTTCAACAGGCCCTTATTCTCATAGAATATTACAACATCCTTATCATGATAGCCATCGTCCAGAACTAAAACCTTAATCATATTCATCAATTCCTTTCAATTCATTATACACATCTTCAACTAACTTATGAATGCACCTTATAGGATAATCATAATCATCATATTTTTGATAGGGGCATTCATTACATAGACAATAAGCACAGCACTCAAGTGCTTTTTTAATTTCTTCTTTCATCTTACAATCCATTAATATGCCTCCTCAACCTGATACCAAGTAGCAAGAGAGCGATGAGTATAATAGCGTGTATATGCATCTACCCAAATAGCCTCTTCAGCCCACTGGATATGTTCTTTAGCCAGCTCATTGCGCACCTGCTCGACATAATAGTCAATAGTATTATCGAAAATAACACCCTGCTCAACCAAATTATCATAGAAGGTGTCTACAATAATCTGAGCGCGCATATTGACAACGCTGGGATCGCAAACAATAAACACTGAACGAGCCTGGTCCTCAGACTTCAAACCATATTTTACATGATAGCGATAATTCATAGTCATAATTTCTCTCTTTTGCTTTATAATCACATAAAATTTCCAAGTTCTTTTAGTGCAGTAAAGAGCTCATTAGCCAAAATCTCGTCGAGTCGAACTTCAACTGCTTCTCCGGCAATATCGCTAACAGAGAGATTATAAGAGCCATTTTCCTTATTGAGATAGATAACAGTAGTCATCTTATCATCAGAACTGATACAATAGGTTTTGTTAATAGTCAACATAGATTTACCTCTCTCTTTCATTTCTATAATTATTATAACATAAAAATATAAAAAAAACAAGGGTGAGGAAATCACCCTTGAAAATGTTATAGGCCAAGTTTTGCCATTAGTTCCTGAACCTTGCGGCGGTCCTCTTCACTGATTTGCGGCGGGGCTACCTCACTAGGGGCAGAAACAGACTCTGCCGCAGGACTTGCAGAAGAGCTCCCAGACCAATCCAGGACAGCGGCTTCCCGCACAGGAGTCTTAGCGCAAGACAGAACAACTTTGATTTCTATTGTTTCCCCTTGCTCTGTTAGAGGAATACGAATTTCTTTATCATTATTGTAAAGAAAAGCGTTTGGGAAGATTTCGAGAATTTTCTTAGTTACGAGGGATTTGCTTTCGGCACCTTTAGCGGCCATCAGGTTTCATCCTTTCCATTTGTTTAGTAATATCCTTAATGCGATCGCAATAGGCGCAGCCGTAAGAAGGGCTTTCGCACACTTGTTTACAGTTAAGACGCCGCACCGCAAAATCAGTAGGAAGAAGCTGGTTGGTAACAGAATCTGCGGACTGGAGAGAGGGAAGCAGAGACTTGAGAGGCCCGCAGAAAGAAGAATGCGCATAATACTGTAGGTTGAAGGGATTTACACACAGTGCATCAAAGATACACTCATACCGGCAGGTATCCTCTGGCCGCACGAACCAAGAGGAAAGAAAATAGGAGGTTGGATCTGCGGTGGCGAATAGGAGTGTATCTGCGAAGATAGCCTTCCATTGCCGCAAGTCTTCTGTTGAGAAGGTAAGCGGTGCTTCAAAGCGAACTGCGGCGACTCCCTTGCGCGCGTAACGATTAGCTTGTTCCCAAGTAGTTGCAGCTTCAAAGAACATAAAAGGGAAACTTGTTAATTCATTTGAATAATAACCTTCGGGAACTTGGATAATAAAATTATCTAAGTCGAGATTTCGTATGCTATCAAAGTCGGGTTCTTGGAAGCACATGATGATGTAAGTTTTATCTCGACCGAATAGGTTGATTGCGGTTGCGGCCTCTTCCTCGGATACGCAGATATAGGTTGCATGATCCTTGACATCTCTGAGATGATCTTTGCGAATGTCGGTAAGGTAAGGCACGAAGGCAATATAGTCCATAGTGACTCCTTTCTAGAGAAAAAGCGGAGTCCGAAGACCCCGCCTAATCTTTAATTACGCACGAGCGTACATGGTCTTCTCAGAGGACTTGCCCTCGTCGTTCTTGTAGCGCTTCTTGGACTTCACCGCGCGCTCAGCCTTAACCAGCTTGGTCAGCTTGGGGATCAGCTTGCTCTTAGGCATATCCAGACCCAGCTTATCCAGAATCTCCTCAGCAGACATAGGCTCGTCGGTCAGAACCTCGTACACGGCCTCAGTAATCTCGTCGGACTCCGCAGCCTTAGCTTCACGACGCTTCTTGTCAGCGGCAGCGCGCTTATCCATGGAAGCGATCTCCTTCTCGGCAAAGGTCTTAATGTCCTCCGCAGCCAGAGTGCACTCACCAGTCTCAGCCAGAGTAATCAGACCCTCCAGAACCTCGCGCTTAGTAACAGTCTTTTCCATTTGTAGTAATCTCCTTTTAATCAAATTATTTGGTGAGAAGTCATCTCTCACTTTCTGTATATATTATATCAAAATTTTTTTGAAAAGTCAATGCCGATTCTCTTCTCTGGATAGTTCATCGCAATAGAAGCAGATGTAATCATCAAGAGATTTATCAAACAAGAGAGAATCAAGGTCTTTCATCTCTCCACAACATGAACATATCTTGCGGTGGCCGCATGACAAGCATAGAATTTCGCCTTCATATCCAAAGTCTGGAATGGAGAGCTCCAACGGGGCACCGCATGAAAGACAATATGCGGGGCCGGAGTAGTTTATTTCGTAGGGGGAAGAAGGAATGGGTTTACCAATGAGGTAATAACCACCAAGGTAAGTATCATTGTACATTCGATTGGTGGTTAGAGTAAGAGTTCCGCCAGAAACCGCAAAGACTGAGGTTTTGGAATAGCAGAGCTGCGGATCGTAATCCCAGTCTAAAGATCGCTTAGCTGCGGCCGCAACAAGAGAAAGAACTTGGGAGGTCACTTGCGGCGCCGTGTAAGGATACCCCCGCAAAGCGACTATTGCATAAGGCGTAAGAAGGATTATTTGTCTCCAATATTTGCGGTGATTGCTTTCTACTGTTGCGAGGATGGTATATGGGGAAGTCATCATCTCAAGGCATCCCGCGCGATAGTCTCCTCGATGGGAAGTCATTGCGAGACATGAGGTCCAATTGGAGGTATCTTCCGAGAGGGAGAGAAAATCCTCTGGACGAGTGGAAAGACGGAGAGCTCCCTTGAGAATGCGGTTTGATGATACTTGAGATTGTGCTAGACGAATTTCCTCAACAAGTGAAAGGTTACAGGTGGAGCCGCAAAGGGCAAGGAATTGATTTGCGAATTTAAAGAACTTGCGGCGACCATCTAGGGTCAGGGTATGGGAGTCCTTGAAATGAAGGGTTCCAACGACTGGGATTAGGTTGTTGTAGATTGTTTCTTTTGATACAATCTGGGGTAGGGAGTGGTGAAACCAATCTGCGGATTCAGGTGTAAGATAGGTAGATGCTAAAGAAGACATGGTTCGCTGCAATAAGAAAATATTACATTCTTGTGTGCGGTGGAAGTGGTCTAGGGAAGTTTCTGCGGCGAGGGGTATAGAGATTGGTGTCTCATATACCCCGTCTGGAAAGAGATTAGCTAGATTGGAACGCGCTAGGCTGGCTTGCCGCAGATAGTCTTCATCGGAAAGGGGATTGCGGTTGAAGGACTCGCGAGATAGGGCGCGGGAACGAATTTCAGAGAAGGACATAAGATTTCTTTCTATTGATTAGATTTTTGGGCGATGGCGCATTAACGCCTCCGCTCATCGCAGGAGAGAAGAGAGAAGCGCGCTGAGAGGGTTTTTATCGTCAGAGTTACACAGGAGAGAATGAAGCTCACCAATAGAGATAAAGAAAGTTTTGGTTTCGGAACGAAGATCCTGGTAAATCTTATCGTCATGAGAGAGATTTGCGAGGTCTTTGCACTCGGGGATCTGTGTAGTGATATAGGGGAAGATGATGTTGTCGAAGAAAGAATCCCAAGGGAGAGACATACAATCAAGGTCGCAAGTAGCAGCTTTCTTTTCTTCCTCGTAGAGTTCGTTGAGAGTAGTATCCATTGCGGCGTCGAAATCTTCCAAGGAGAGTCCGGAATTATGGAACGCGGTGCGGATGGCTTCCCGCAGGTTAGAATTAGTCATAAGGTTTAAACTTCCTTTCTTACTTTTGTTAATTATATTATAACATAAAAAATTTGAAATGTCAAAAGAGGGGATTGCTAGCGAAGGTACGAAGCATCGAGCATTTTGTTTAAGATTTGTCAAAGGAGATTGAAAGACTGGGTTAGAATCCCATATCTGCTATTTCTTTTTGAATAATAGAAGTCTTTGAAGATGGAGCTTTGAGCACTTTATATACTTTACCGCATGATTCTACTATTTTATTACCTTCCTTGTCTATTATAGGTTGACCTACTATGAATCTAGCGAGGTTTTGTGCGATAAATTCTTCTTGGGTGATAGGGACTGGCTCTTGTTGCGATGGTGCGGGGGTGGGTTGCTCGATAGAGCAGCTATCTATTTTATTTTTATTATCTATATTATCTATTTCTATATTCATTTTTGACGTTGAGTAACACCAATTTTGGTGTTGATTAATATCATTTTTGGTGTTATTTAACATCATTTTTGACGTTGAAGATGCAGGAGTGGTGTCTTTCTGCGGTGGTTTAACATCATTTTTGGTGTTAATTTTTTCTTCCAACACCGTTTTTGATGTTGAAGTAGTCGTTTGAGGACTTGTATAAATGTAATAGATATTACTACCTTTTTCTTTTTGGACAGCATATTTTTTATCTCTTAGTTCTTTCCATGCTCGGTCGTATGAAGAACTACTAGCATTGAAGTCTTTTATGAAGGCTTGCTTACTTAATTCGTTGTTAAAACTTTCATCATGTCTGATTAACCAGAGATACATCTGAAATCCAGATGGGGTTAAATTTCTACTAGCTGCCATCCAGTCTTCATTAGAGATCATGAGAAAATCTTTTTGTGGTTTAGCTTTTTTAGTTTTAGTAATGCATTGATTTGGTACAGACATAGAGATTACCCCTCCTTTCGAAGCTCCTGGAGAAGTTGGTTGAACTTTTCACGAAATTGAGGAGTGTCCGCAAAGAAGTAGAAATCTCGTTCAGGGAACTCTGGGTTAGGGATGGTTTTAATAATGCGGAAACCTGCTAGCCGCAAACGATAAGCCATGCGTCTAGAGTATACAGTATAGGTTTTCATAGGATTAGTCCTTTCTATTGATGTAGGGTAATTTGTTAGATCAGAATGATAAGTAGTATGTTATATTTAATTTTAATAAGGGAATTCTTGTGTCACTTGTTTAACAAGAGAAAGATAGGTTTGGAGTTTTAAGAGGGAGGGATCTGAAAGGTTACATTCGCCTTTAAGGTACTTGCGGAAGGTGGAAGAGTCAATACCAGCTTGTTTGGCGATTGCGGTTGGGGTAATGCCGAGGGAAATAAGGGAGTTGAGATAGGTTTTTAACATAGATTTTATTTCTCCTTGTAAATCCTCATAAAAGAGGTAGTATAGGGTAAAAATTATTAGAGGAATGTTTTATTCCTCTAATATTATTGAAAAATTAGGGATGTGAATTAAACAAGTTTGTCCTAAAAGGAAAAATTTTTTTTAAAGTGGAAGGGTAGGAGGCAGGAAGAGAGATTTCTGCGGGTGCGTTTTAAGAGATTTTATTATTTTAAGATAATTTTCCTTGGTAGAACTCAGATTTTGGTAAGGTGAGCGAGGGCAGGGAGGTAGTAGAGAGAGGAAGATTGCGAGTATTGCGGTGACCCGATCGTATAATCTGGACTACTACTCTTAATCCCAAATACGACCCATTTCTAAATAGTTTTTCTCAATTCTCTTCACTCCTTCAGAAAAAATTAAAAGAAATGAGAAAAAGTAATTAAATTGTCAAAGTGCATCTTTTTCTTTTCTATACTTAATTATATTATAACATAAATTTTTTAAAAAGTCCATCTACCGACCGGTGCCGCTTGGCTTAACTTTTCATTTGTTGCGAACGAGCTAGCTCGTTCGCCCGTTTCGCCCACAGGGCGAAACAATATTTCAGGAATTTCATTCTAAAATTTTTGGACAAAACTATGTAATTCTCATTCCTAAATTTTCATATAATATTGAGAAAAGGGTTTTGCTATTTAAGATAAACCGATCGGGAGGCAGACCGTAGGCGAAATGTTCCGGGTTCCAGTAATTAAATAGGGAACCCGGAACTTTTAGCAAACCATATTTTTCATCTAAATTTAAGAACAAAGGAGTGAATAAAAATGGACAAAAATCCTAAAACAGCAAAAACAAATTGGATTCCTGCAGTTGGAAAGCCATACTCCTTTCGCAAGGAATTCTGTCCGTCACTTGGTATTACTGATTATCAAGTGACAAAACGCAAATAGGATCTATTAACTTGGCTTACTAACTTTTATGATTATGAGTTTATAGAAGCGCCTGGTCAAATGTTAGTTATTGTAGTCAAGGAAGTAATAGGGGATTACCAACCAATGCCTCGTAAAGCCCCTAAATAGGATGCTTTAAATGCGGAAAAGCAAAAGGATTATGACACATACACTATCGCAGCATTAGGTCCTGAATATAAGCCGAATAGTCAGGCTAAAGTTGCGCGAGGAGCGATTGCTTCATTTGGTAATAGTAAATATGGTCATAAAAATCCTAAGTGGGTTGCTAATACTTATATTAGTAAATCATTTAAGCAATATGGTGAAAGTAATAATAATTATCTATGGGTATGGTATTATGATTACATTCCTTTAACTGAGCAAGAAGTAGAGCATTGGCAGGAGATTCTTCGAGAAGAGAAAATAGATGAACAAGAGGCAGCTAATGCATTTTATAAGCATGCTCAGGGTGAAGATATCACTAAAGAGTTAAGTGCATATCAAAAAGCATTAGAGCGTATTAAGGAAGAAACTTGTGGTAATTTTCCTGTACGTGTTAAAGAATGGCGTTTAAAAATGCGACAAGTTCAATAAATGCGGAAAGCCTAGACTAACAATTCATTAGTCTAGGCTTCTTTTTATTTTTTTATTTAACTTTGATTCTAGGGAATACAAAATTTTTATCATCTTCATAATAAACTTGCGGCACCGATCGGGAATCTGTTGTCTCCCGCTCGGTATTTTCTTCGTCTTCGTCATCATCATTATAAGTGTCTCGCCAAGGATCATAATTATGTTGCGGCCGCTCGGGTGGTCTAGATAAGTATCCTATTCCACGACAGATTGCGGTTAGAATAATAACAGTAATAAACCAGAGTACCGCTACAGCTAAAAGCATTGCTACCAGTGCGGGCACCGATCGGCAAAGCGCCGGTCGGTTTCCTCCTTTCGTTATGAGGCTATGAAATTTGCGGTTGCGTTATGGGACGTCGCATGTTTAATATCAAGGTCGCTATGTCCAGGAAATTTTTCGCTATGGTGGGTTGAAGAAGAAAATTCGGGGTTTGCCTACGCAAACGGCCCGCCCAGTTTTCTTAAAGTCTCTCTTTAAGCAAACGAGGAAATTACATAAGCAATTTTCTTTCTTTTGTTAATCTCATTGCTAACTTTTATTCCCAACCCACCTCTTGTTCATTTTAAGAAAATCTTCTTAATTTTCTGCTTCCTCACGAGGAGGCGCGGCGTGCGGGCAAGCCATACATAAATACATCACACCGTCTACATAAGTAGAGAAAAACTCTACCTTGTCGCCCGGTTCGATAGCAAATTTATCCCTTAACTTAGAGGGGATAACAATGCGACCTAGGGCGTCCACTTTACGATTAGCATTCAGGTTGATCATGCTGGTAAAAATTTCTGGTAGGGTAGGCTACTGACCGGAAAAACGACTCTAATCGTAAGAGTCGGCTCTTTGCTCACCACTCGCAAGGCATCTTGCCGCAAAGTTCACGCATGGGGCAGTCTTCGCAGGAATTTTGCAAGAAACAAGTGTTGGCAATCAAAATAAGAGCACGTAGTAGCTCTAATTCCATGAGAAATTTTCTCCTTTCTCTAGTTTCTAATAAAATTATACCAAAAATTTTAGGAAAAGTCAAATACGGACGGTTTTTCTAGATTTTTTCGCAAAATTCCCTACCTCAAGATTAGTCTAGAAACTCGGCTTGGTTCGCCAGAAGCGAGCCGCCCAAAAGAGGGCGGCTCATTTTTTCACTCGATAACAATTTTTGCGTCAACCCGGAAAACGGGGGTGGCACCATTGTTGATTTCATACAGCTTACCGGAAGTCAAAGAAAAAGCACTTCCACTTTCGCTTCTGAGGTATAAATCTTCTTGATACCAAAAGCATTCTCCTGCCACAATTTCACGATAAACGGTGGGGATACCCATTTTATGTTCAATCGTCATAGTTCCACCTCATAAACCTTTCTGATTTTGATATTCACTGTGCGGGGCTTGCGGTTGCCGCAATTAAAGCGGTCATTTCGCACAAACTCGCCCACGCCATTTTCTTGCCACTCCCTGCGGTTTCTGTCCTCATACCGCAAGGTATTGTATTTAGACAGCCGCACGGAAAAATCATACTCAAAATTTGCGGTTGCGGGTAAACGATATTCTTTCGCCTTGCGGTAGTGTCTTGTGTGCTCTGTGGCACGCCGCCGCAAGTCATTAGTTGTACCTATTTTGAGAATGTAATTCCCGTCCGTATCAATGTAGTGCCCTACATAGAGAAATTCTTTTTCCACTTGCTTCTCCCAGCGGGGGACGGGGCAACGTAAGTTACCCCTTTTTTACCCGCTTTTCCGTCAGTGTTACCTCATAGGTTTTGCCGCCATAGTCAAATCTGACTTGCCGCTCGGGATTGACAATCTCAAAATTATCATACCTACATACCGCCCGCCGCAATACTTCCATGAGTTCCCGCTTGTTTGCGTTCTGCTTCTTTTCTCTTGTTTCCAGGTTGTACACCGTGGGCTTTTTCGTACCTACTCCGCGATATTTCTTGCTTGCGGCGGCCTGTTCCTTACTCTGCGGAAATGGGTCCCCGCCTGCGTCTATAATGCGGTCGCACCGGATTACGTCTTTAGCTTCTTCCTCGGTACAATCCAGCTTTTTCATAAGAAATGCAATACGTTCATTGGTGGTCATGCAATCACCCTTTCTATTGTTTGGGGAATGGGGCGGGTTTCCCCGCCCCGGCGGGTTTACTTGCTCACCTTGTAGGGCTTGATACCCTCGATGGTATCAAACGTACCCACGGCCATGAACACGGTCTTACCCTTGAGCGTACCCTTTTCTGCGTTGCCCTCATTCACAAGGTTATTGCAAATGCGGCTGGCGTACTGGCTCTGCTTGTCAGCAGGGAACAGACCCTCGGTCATAAGGTCAGAGCAGGTGAAACACTCGCCCTTATGTGCTTCCAGAAATGCCTGCACGTTCTCCATAGAGACGGCGGCGGCTTCCTGCGTGGCGGTGGGCTTCTTATTGACGTTCTTGCGGTTCAGCAGGTCAATCTGATGGGTAGCCCACTTCCGCATCTCACCGGCGGTCATGCCGCTGGGCAGGGTCATAATGTCAACATTGGACAGGATAGCGTTGAAAAAGTCGCGGTTAAAATTCTTGGTAGCCATAGTATCAATTCCTTTCTGCGGTTATAGTGTCGCACACTTGATTTTTGTTGTCCTTTAAGAACATCTATATACTAACATATTTTCTTGAATTTGTCAAGAGGTTTTTCAAGAAAATATGAAATTTTTTAAGGTACACAAGAGGCGGTGGGCTTTTGTTCTCTCCCTCACTTCTTGATTAGATTTTACCATACGAATAGAAAAAATGCAAGTGTCAAACTGCACTAATTTTAGGAGAATAGCACACAAATTTTTGTGCAAGTTGCTTGTGAAAAATTTAACGCTTCGTGGGTACAAAAACAAAACTCGGCTCCTTGCGTCCCACAAGGAGCCGCCCAAGTTTCCTTGGACGGCTTTTTCTTAGTATTCAAGAACCGGGATTTCTTCTCCGTCTGCGGTTTCAATGGCCGCATACTCAAAATCTTCCACAAAGGCATAACCATAGTGTTCGCCAATGTAGTTTTCCAAAGCGGCGTAATCATCCCTGTCCGGAGCAACTGCGGTTTGCGGTCGTTTGTTCCAGTTTGCCTTGCAGTTGTCAAAAATGATATTTGTCAGCATTTCGTCCGGGACCTCTACCGGAACAATCTCAATCTTAGGAACGTGCAAATTAACTTTCATGATTTTAATCTATCCTTTCTAAATAGTCTTTAAGAAAGAAACAGCCACTTGCGGCTCTCGCAGCTTTCATCATATCTACACGGGACTGAATTTCCTCTGTAGAGAATTTCCATATCATTTCATCAATGGTATATGAATGAATATGCGTGTGACGAATAAACCAACAGATAAGGTGGTTTTTCAAATAGTCCAAAATATCCCTCATATTCTTCCCTTTCTTGCGGAGGGGCTTTCGCCCCTCACCGCATAGGGTCATTTCTGACCACGCTCATAATCTGTTTTTGCAATTCTGTAGGAACAGGAAATTCTTTGCTATTCTCAAACAGCAGTTTCCGCATGGGCTTTTTCTGTCGGAAGCAATAGGCAAGAATTTCCTTTTCAATCATCACGTCAGCAAGGCCAGTGTGTTCTTCCTCGAAGTCATGGTTGCCGCTGATAAACTGATACAGAATTTCTGCGGTTTTGCGATACTGCCCGTTTTTGGTCTTGTAGCCGTTTTCCTCGCAGAACTTGCGATACGTCGGCATAGGGACAATTACATCCTGGCTCATTTTGAGGGTATCCCAGATTTCCGTCCCATAGGGGAACCAGTATCGCCACTTTGACTTTGTGCAATATCGCTGTGTACCATTACAGGCGTTAAGGTCAAAACGGGCATTGTGCGCGCATACTGTTTTGATATTGTATCGTTCCATGGTATCCAGCATAGCCGCCCGGATTTCGCGCAAATCTGCCATGGTGCGATAGCCTTGCCGCAAGTCCTCAATATACATAGGAATTTTATTTGCATAGTATGCGCTCTGCATAAGGTCGCGTTCATATACGAATACGTCACGATTGACGAAGCTGGCGCACTCGTATACATTTCCAGATTTGTCAATTACTGCCCAGCCTATATCATAGACCAAAACATTAGACATATCAAGTCCTGTTTCTGTGGGAATGGTGTTGGCAGTTTCGGTGTCAAGCATTAAAATATAATGCCGCCGTTTGTCGATTGCCATTTTATCAATTCCTTTCTCTTGTTTTGCGGTGGGGTTTTACCCTCACCTCTTGATTAGAGTATATCAGATAGAGCAGGAAAAAGCAAGTGGCAAAATGTACAAATTTTAGGAAATTGTAAGGCATGAATTTGTGTAATTTGCTTGTGAAAAATTTAACGGTTAGTACACAGAAATTAAAAACTCGGCTCATTGCGTCGCCAATGAGCCGCCCAAAAGAAGGGCGACCCATTGACAAAAGAAAGGAGTATCTCGTTCGTGGGGTGGAACTGTTAGGCACAATTCCCCAGAAGCCAGATTGTAAGCAAAATTGCGGCGATAATATAGAAGCAAGTACCAGCAAGAAAATGCCAGTCGCGAGTATCGCACCATGTCTTCCATCCCACGATTGCGGCGGCAATACAATACAGTAATGCGGCGATTATACAAATAATAGCAATAAAAATCATAGGTTTACTCCCCTTGATATTGAATTAAACAGTAGGGAATATCTCCTGTTTTGTATTCAATATAACAAACAGGATAATTAAGCCATGGTTCGCTTTCTTCCCTAACTTCTTTAATATGTTTATAGTCAGTAAATCTGCACTCCAGACCATTTTTCATTTGCAAGCCATAGACGGTATCAGCCTCTGCCATTTCTTCAAAATGTTTCAGCCATTCTCTTACAGCTTTCATAGTTTTACTCCTTTCCATGCGGGGAGGTTAGACCTCCCGCGCTTTCAACAGGGCTTTCAAAATCTCAATAAGATTATCTTCGCCAAATACAACCCCTCGCCAGTCAATGCGATTGCGGCTTTCATCATCGAATAACACACCATCGGGATTTTTGACTACTTCATACTTGGGCGTACCATAGGGGACAATATAAATTTCGTCCCACTCTACGCTGGGCAAGTGCCGCCGCAGATACTCCATTTTTGCATCTACCACCCGCTTATGAAAGTCCTCACTTCCGCTCTTGGAGGTCCAGCTTACAATGCCGACAGCTACGCCACAAGCCTGTAACTTATGCAAATATCTTGCAAGCAAAGAGAAATTGACCAGCGGGGCGGCTACCTCATATGGGGTGGTATCTTCTGCTTGCAGATACTCAAGCCAGCCCGGAACGCCGTAAAAGTTAGCAATCGTACCGTCCATATCCAGATAAACCGCGGGGATAACAGAGAGATTAAACATTTTCGTGTACTCCTTTCCTTTACTGTATCTGTATTGTACCAAATTTTAGGAGATTTGTCCATAGTCAAAATGCACAAAATTTTAGAGAAATTTTTGGTGGTTTTATGCGATAAATAGAAACTCGGCTCTTTGCGCCCACAAAGAGCCGCCCAGCTTATTTGCTGGGCGACTTAGTTAGTCTTCTTCTTCCTCTGTTTCAATCCATGCGGTGTCAAGAGTAAATCTTTCTGTATACTTCCAGCGTTGTCCGCAAGAGCAACATCTACACCAATGGTCTACCCAAATGATATCACCGTCTTGTTCTATGTTGCCATCGTCACAGTAATAGTTATCTTCTCCACATTTAGGACACTTGTTTTCCATTTTGATTTTCTCCTTTCAGCTCAGTTTTTCAAACATACTCCATAGCGTATCTTTATCAATAGATGTTTCATTCACCATGTTTTGGATTTGTTCTTCGGTGGGTAAATATTTATCCGTAGTAAAGCCAAATACTCTGTCGCAAGCCATATATGCTTCGTATTCATCTTTATTCAACCGGCCACGCAACCACCAGTCCCAGCGAATAAGGCGGATAATTGCCCATGCGCACCCGCCCATGACAATTAGAGCCAATATAGCAAGAGCCGCATACCGCACTAATTCAAACTTGACCCCACCATAGCACAACAGAGCAACGCCGCACAGAATGAGGAAATTGCGCCCATACCTTTTGAGAGTTTGCTTCTGAAAATCAGACATTTTCTCTACTCCTTAACACATTATCGCAAAATTCATTAGAGAACTCCTCGGCGAAATCATCATCATAGGCGCGGTTGGCGATGACTTCCATAACCGTCTCGATGCCATGCATAAAGTAGGGATTGCCATTGATGGCATCATAGTGACCTTGGAACATAGGGCATTCGCGCAGGTCATTGAAAACCATCTGATACGCTTGTTTCAACTCCATTTTGCTTACCTCCTTGTTTCAGTATAGCTATTATATCAATTATGAATTTTATTTATTAGCATGGAAAATAGAGTGCAGGATTACGGCAATGAGCCAAATGACCAGCACCAGCTTCCACGAGAACACGATGGCGAAAGAGCCGATGGATGCGATGCCGATGGCGGGGAGAAGCCAGCAGAACAGCCAAACCAGTCCGGCGGTACACAGGAAGTCAAAAGCGGCAAGCGCCAAAAACAGAATAATAAACATTTTATTCTCCTTTCTTAAATACGATGGTTTTGTGTGTAGTGTAGAACGCTTCACGAACGCAGGGGTCATTTTTTAGGTCATTTGCGATGAACGACAAGGCTTCATTCTCATAGTCGAACTGCTTTCTATTAGTGAAACACTCACCCCAAGAGGTTTCGCCCCACCATTCGACAGAGTAGTAAACGTCTTTGGTTTCCATTGTTCTTACCTCCTTGTTTCATTGTACTCATTACTAGTTGTTGTCAATAAAAAATGCGGGACTTCTCTCACATTTTTTTTATTTATTTTCTAACTGCATTTTATCAGACCCGATAAGTGCGGCCAGCAGGTTTGAGGTATCACGGACTTGGCTCATAGAATACTCTTCGCCAATGTTGGAAATGACGTATTCTTGTTCGTAGTCATACATCAAATCAAACAGGTGAGAAATGACCTCGCGGGCGTCTTGAAGTTTGTTCTTTTCCTCTTGGGTGAGTTGAACCTGAACGTTTGAGGTAATGATATTCATTTATTTTACCTCCTTTTAATTACGGATTTCCACTTTTTCAGCAGGGGCAAGCATTTGAAGCACATTAGCCGTAAGCGCAACGTCCGGTCTGTCATAGCCATTCCCGCAAGTATCGCTCACATACTCGCAGTCATTATCGGCGATGACGTCATATAATTCATTGAGAATGTCATAGGCATCGCGCAGGGTTTTCCGCTCTTCCTCTGTCAACTTGACATAAATAGGGGCTTTAATAATTTCCATTTTGTTCACTCTCCCTCAATTACTAATTTCCAGTTTTTCAGCGGGGGCGAACACTCGGCAGACTTCGGCGGCCTGGCTCACATCAAACCGCCCATAGCCATCGCCAGTCAGCGGATTGCCAATGTATTCGCTATCATCTTCTTCGGCGGCGTTTGCGAGGTCATTCAGAATGACATAGGCTCTATGGAGTGCATCGCGTTCTTCATCACTCAACTTGACATAGATAGGGGCTTCAATAAATTCCATTTTTGGTATTCTCCTTAATGTTTGTTCATATTTTCTTTCACTTGATTTTCAGAATTTCCTTGCCCAGCTTGTCGGACTTGAATACGCGGCGAACGCTTACAATGTTGGCTTTCCGCAAAGTTCTTTTTGCGATGTTGTGGGCTTCGTTGCCCGTGCGGGCTATGATGGGAAATGCTTGCCCCTCCGCATCAATGCAAATGTAGGTATTAGCGATAGAACGTTTCATATTGTTTTCTCCTTAATACATTTACCTCTTTTGTAATTACATTCTAACAGATTTTAGGAAGTCTGTCAACCGTCAAATTGCACAAAATTTGTGGTGATTTTTTGGCATCCCATACAATAAAACAAAACTCGGCGCGTTTTGCCTGAAAACGCGCCGCCCAAGGTTTTATCCAAGGGCGGCTTGCGGTTATTTAACCAAATCTTCCATTTCATCCTTAATAGCAAGGAATTCGTTGTATTTATTTTCAACGTCCTGGAGAGACTCCCAACACACTCCATTATCATCCTGATAGACAAAGAGAGCCGGGTAGGAGACTGTTTCTTGCGCATCTTCTGCGGGAAAGCCGTAACCATATTCATGGAAAAGTTCTTCCAACTGGTTTGCGGCTTCCTGGTTTGCAATGTAAATAAAATAAGCCCTGTCGATAGCTATTTCCCAGTTGTCAAGAGGGAGGACTTTCCTGCTACCATTCATCATAACCACAGACTTTTCCAGTCCTGCGGTTTTGTGCTCCATTTCGTGCTTGCGGCAATCATCCTCGTCATCGAAGTCCTTGCCGCAAACGTCACAGCGATAGGTATGAATTTCAGTCATGGTCAATTTCCTTTCTTTTGTTTGTTTTGTTCATTTTGGTATCCTTTTTCCATATATTTTTTAACAAGCCGCAACACCGCTTGATTGCGAACGCCGTCCGGGTAAAAGTCTTTGACTTGCGTGGGGTCGGCTATCCACATGGTCAAAATACATTCTTCACGCGGGTCTGTCACAATAACTACCCCGGTATCAGTTAAAAGCCGCATTGCTTTCCCGCGTTCGTCTACTACCAGCTTGCGGGCAATAACCTCACCAAAACCAATGGTAGTAGCAATATAAGCAATGCGGTCAGCTCTCTCGTTAAGGGCGTGATTGCTGAACCGGATGCGGAGGGGGGTCATTCCCCCACCTCCGGGAACAGTGTCTTTTCAAACGCTTCTTTGAAGTCCGCTTCCCACATAGCGTCAATTTCTGCGGAGAAAGCTTCATCATAATAGATGCCAAATGCGCTTGCGGAAGTAAATTCTACCGCACCTATGGCCTGTTGCCAAACTGTTTTTGCGGCAGTGAGGTCTTGCCCCTGCATATATGCCTTACACAGCCGCAATTTAAGGTCAAGATATACGCGGAGTTGGGTCTTGATTTTCTCGTTCATAGTGATTTACCTCTTTCTATTGTTTTTATTTCCCTCTTGGATTGTCTTTATTTTACCAGATAGAGGTAAGAAAATCAATAGGCAAATTACATAAAATTTAATTGATTTTAGGATACTTTTTGGGCAAAATGACCAGAAGTTCGATTGTGAAATTTTTCACAACTTCTACGGTTAAATTAAAATTCGGCTCGTCACCGCAGATGACGAGCCGCCCAAGATTTCTCAAAGGCGGTTCGTAGTTTTTAAGCGAGAAGGGCGTCAATTTCCTGGGCAATCTTTCTCAACTGCCCAGCGATGGCTCGATCATCTTCATAGTCATCATAATAATCTGCGGCGTTCCGAAGCGCCGCAACCAAATTGTCTCGACAGTTGGGAAGATACTTTTTGAATACTACCCCGCCGTCCTCAAGGAAAATCTCTAAAGGTTCTCCTTCTCTGATGTTGCAATTGCGGCGGATTTCCTTGGGGATAACCACGCGACCCAGGTCATCAATACGGCGAATAATTCCAGTTGCTTTCATAGTATTTTCTCCTTTCTTACCATTCAAAACAGTATTCATGCTGGGGAGTAAAGATACTTACTTTTAATACCCCTGTTTCCGGGTCGGGGAAATAAAGACCCGCGGTAAAAGAGTAGGTATTGTGAGAGATAATCACAGGATGGCTACCCTCAACCGCACGAGAGGAATGAACTATATCTCGCCACGCACTACGCTTATAAAAACTGGGATTGGTATATACATCTTCCAGTTTTTCGTTGCGGTTTAACGCAGCTTCAAATGCCTCCCGCAAATGATTAGCCTTTGCACTGTCTTTCTTGAGATATTCCATAGTGAATACTCCTTTCTTTTGATAGTACCATTCTAACATATCATCCACCTAAAGTCAATAGACAAAATGCACAAAGTTTTGGGATGGAGTTTGTGTAAAATGACAAAGCCTAAGATTGTTAAAATTTTGGCATATATGTGAATTATTTAACAAACTCGGCCCGCGCCGTGGAAAGCGGGCCGCCCAAACTAAGTTGAGCGGCCCTATTCCTATCACTCAAAGAATACGCAATCCCAACTGGGATAGTATACTGGGGTTGGCTCTACATGGCTCCCGCACTCGTTCTCTATTTCCACGGTAGCGTCCTGCGGGTACCCGCTAAGAATTTCTATTAGCTCCTTAACTGTCATCTCAAACTCCTAAAATCAATCACTTCACCGTCTACCATCTCATGCCAGTAGAGTTTATCATTGTAGCGGATAGCCCGCATGCGGTAGTTGTGATTATCCCATGTGGTGTATTCTTTGTCGATTACATACTCGCCATAGCGGAGAACATCTCGTTCATCAGCTCTATCGCAAAATGTGTATCCATTAGCTTTCATCGTCATCGTCCTCTACTTCCATATAGTTTTCATTGAAATATTCGTTAATACATTCCAGGGTAGGGTCTAATGCCTTATCGCCCATCCACTCCAGAATTGTGCTTGCCGAATAGTTGTCAACAATCCAGCGCAAAATATCCTCTGAGTCCAGCATTGTCTCCGCGTCTTCGTAGGCTTCATCGCGGGTATTAAATTCATCGCCATACTGATTTTGCCATTTCATAGTTTATTCTCCTTTCCGGGTCTGCGGGCTGGGAAAATCTTTAGTGTAAATTCTTCCCAGCCCGCACGTTTCCTTTCTCTTATTTAGCAGTCGCAACCAATATAGTGATATGCGTACCACATTCCCTGCCGCTTGACTAACTTATACCATACGGTAAACATCTGCCCCGTGCAGTCATAAGGGCTGTTAGCGTACCGCATTTCATAATTGTCCTCAAAAATGCGGGTTGCTTCATCAAGAGAAGTATCAAAGTAAGTCCCTATAATAGGCAAGAGCAAGATAACAGACCCATCACCAAAGTCTTTCACGCAATGTCCACCCTGAAAGCGCCGCATTTCCTCCAGCGCTATCTCATGGCGCAGTTTATGTTTGAGTTGAGCAATGAGGGGTTTAGGGATACTAATTTCTTTTTCCAGGGCGTGGATGACCTCAAACTGCGTTCTATATTTGTTATACATAATAATCCTCTCTTTCCGCGTTTAACGAAATTTAGTTTATGTGGTTTAGAGTGGGCGGAATTTCATCCGCCGCACTCTTAGTCATGCCATTCCGGCAGTTGATACCAGCCCGCATAATCCCAGCTATTGCTGTCCATGGTATCAATGCTTGTTTCAGTTTTCTGCTGAAGTAGGTATTTTAGTCTTGCGCCATTCTCAAGCGCGTTATCCAGATAGTTGATAATAGTATCTGGTGTATCCATGTCAGGAAAATATTGCTCTGTGATGATGCTTGTATCATGGTATTCGACTATTAGACGAAAGTTCATATCATATCCTCCTCTTGTGTCAAGTCCTCAAATATTTCCCGCAAGTATGCGCCATTTCGACTGCTGGAAATGAACTGTCCATCCCAGTAAATTTCGTAACGCAAGGTTTTACCTTGTGGCGTGCGAATGGCGATAAATTCCACGCCGTTATGACTTGCTAAAAGTGCTTTTCTCATAGTATAGCCTCCATAAATCCGCATACCACAAACGTGGTAACAAGTGTAAGGATTAGAGTAACGCCCGCAAGGACGTCGTGCAATTGTTTGTCATTCATAATCTGTTCTCCCTTGCGGGACGCCTTACCTTTTCGCAAGGCGTCCCGCTGTCTGTTAGTCGTTCCAGCCGTTCAGGTCGTTGTAATAGGACTTTGCATTATCGAATGTGCGGAACCACTTTATATCGCTGTGATTATCCCATTCGCGGACGTTAAATCCATCGCCTAACGCCTTTTCGATAAGGTACTTACTCTGTTCAGACGCTTCTACCACGTCATTTTCTTCTACCCAGATGGTAGGCTTGCTAACAAAGATACCATCACAGCTAATAGTAACACTGTCTGTATCGACTTCTACATAGTCAAGTCCACCATAGAGGAAATGAAAGCCCATATCGTCATTAGCGATATAGTCGTTATTCCTCATAGCATCGCAGTCACCACAATGCACCATCCAGCCCCACGGCCCATTGATAGGCTTTTGCGCGTAGCCCTGAACGTATTTGCAGTCCTGCAAGATAATGGGCATATCAGCGCCGCGCATATCGCGCAAGTCTCCGATTGTAATTTTCATAGTATCAATTCCTTTCAAATAATGTTTCATGTGAAACAATAGGTTACACAATCCCGCTTTGCTTGACGCGCTGAATGTTTCACATGAAACATTGTCGCGGCGCGTTTCCCTGTGCGGCGGTCTGGTGGTCTATTGCCTATTCACTTGTCAAGGTACACGGCGCGAACACTGACCTTTCGACTTACCCGCGCGGGAGACTTCCCACGCACGGACGCGGGCGGCGCGCTGGCCGGTTCGGTTTTCCCTGTCCACGGTTACATACTAACACACGACAACAGGGATTGCAAGAGAAATTTTGCGTTTTTAGCAAGTTTGTGCAAATTGCACATTGACTGACAAGAGGGGATCAAGCCTTTTGTGCAAAGTGTACAAACGGGGCGGCGTTGTCCGTGCGGCGGAGCGGTGAGCGAAAAACCGCATACATAGGGGCGGGTAGTTTTTAGGATAGTAATTGTTTAATTTTTCACAATCCTCTTTGCCTGGACAAAAAATTTTCCAAATCCAATTTTCAATTTGCCTTATCGGGCCATATCTATCCCCAACACTATTTTAAAACTCCTTAAATCCCAAGTTCCATCTTCCTTTTTCTTAGCTTTCCAACTTTCATCCATCAAAACATCAACACCCAATCTTTTTAACCCATCCAAATATGCTCCTCTTTCTGCTATCTCCATCTTCCAAAAATCATCGGGTGCCCAAATAGTACCAACACACGGCTGCTTACCCTCCACCGCAAATCCTTTATTTCTTACTACTGCTCTTTCTGCTACTTCCAGTAGTTTATCATCACACCCAGTCTCAAATACTTCATTATTTAATATATTAAAATTTAAATACAAATTATCTATACCTCCATCCATTAGTAATAACCATTACTTGACCCCAATTTTCTTGTTCATTCAAGAATTCTTTTAGTCTCTTCTCATCCCACAGCCAAGCCTCTTCTGGTGCAAATGTCATTCCAATGAAATTATGTTCACCTTTTTCATTGTTTTCTTTATTCATGCTTACAGCTAAATTAAACACATACATTATTCTCTCATTATCAACTTGACTTAACACTTCTTTATTATTAATATTAAATAATATAATCATGTCAAACCTCCTTTTTCTTTTATTATAACATAAATAAAAAAATTTGTCAAATTCTCAGCCAAAACTTGACAAATGCAAAAATTTTTAGTATAATATTCTTAGAGTTAAGAAAGAAAGGAGTGAATACATGACTAAACTTGACTATTCCATAGAATCCCCTCAAGATCGAACAACCTTCGTCTCAAATCTCCTCTCCTCCACTGACCCCTCTACCCTAACCTCTTAGTATCTAGAAACCCTCGCTGATTATCTAATCATCGCATCGGAGAAGCAAGAGCGCAAGGATTCCCGCAAACGAGAACTTCTCACCGCAAACCGCACCACTACTATCACCAAATATGAAACTTCCTTTGAAGGTCTCGCTGCTGGTCTTGAGAATGGAGAAGATGGCATATATAACCTTACCTCTAACCGTGATACCCTCCTCACACCCAAAATTTCAATCACACCGCAAGACCTCGCAGAAATCCCTCTCTTGCGGCAGCTCAGAGATACGATCTCCACCTGGGAAACCGCTCTCCGCAAGGCAACTGGACGTGATGCATTTATCATCAAGAAAGCCCTCATTGAAATGCGGAAAGACCAATACCTTATCAAGTAGGCTTACCGCAAACCAATCGTCCCGCATAAGCTCTCAAATCGTGGCTCTTTCCCAATCTCAATCGATGACCATTCTACCTACTCCAAAGGAGAACTAACCGTCGCTGGGACTTCCCTATTAGATCCTTCTTTTGTTGCGGCGCTACTCTAGGATTATTCTCGTCTTAAACAAGATAGTTATGATCGTTTTGAAGGAGATACTTGGTATCTAATTCAAGCCTTGGAAGAAATAACTGACAAAGCTCTAAAAGAATATCCTATTCATCATCGTATCTTAGAATACAAAATTGATGGTAAATCTAATGCAGAAATCCGCACTCTCATCAAAGAAGAATTTGATACTCTCTATACCCCAGAATATATTTCTGCGCTCTGGTGTAAAAAAATTCCTCGTCTAATTGCGGACGCCGCTTAGCGTGATTTTGTGGTGTGGCAGACCAACCTCCGCAACCTCCCCACTAAAACTTGTACTAAATGCGGCTGTACCAAGCCTAAGTCTTCCTTATTCTTCTCAAAAAGCAACACAAGTAAAGACTTCTTCTATTCTATTTGCAAGGATTGCCGCAAAGCAAGATATGCGGCGGGGCGTGCCGGTCACGGTGACCAAGGAGCTTTACCGCGTGGTGACTAAGATGAAAGGAGAATTATATGGCACAACGAAGATGTACTAAATGCGGCCGTCTACTTGCGGATACAGATTTTTATACTTCTAACAACATAGAAAGATTCCCGCCAGATGGCAAAATGGCCGAATGTAAAAAATGTTGGTCAATGCATGTAGATAACTGGGACCCAGATACTTATAAACCATTATTAGAACAATTAGATATTCCTTATATCAAAAGTGTATGGGATCAACTCTTAGAAAAATTCCTCTCCAAAAACGACGCCTCCAAAATAACAACAACAAGTGTTCTGGGGCGTTACGTTTCAACCATGAAACTAACTCAATGGAGAAAATATCGCTGGGCGGATACAGAAGAACTAGCAGCGAAAGAAGAAGAAAAACTACGAAGCGCTCTCGTGCAACAAGGTTATACAGGTGAAGATCTAGAATTAGAAATGAAGAGAGACTTTGGACCACAACGTCCAGTGTCTGATTTGCGGCCACAGAATGACGACCCCGCCGCAGATCCTTCTTCTATTGTTGAAGAAACTGCTTATGACCGTGAACTTGCAGATAAATTATCAGAAGATGAAATCATGGGATTAAAACTTAAATGGGGCGATGCTTATCGTCTTAGTGAGCTAGTTCGCATGGAAAAACTTTATGCAGATATGATGGCATCTTATGACATTCAAACCGCAAGTCACAAGGACATTCTTATTTTCCTCTGTAAAACTTCCCTTAAGCTAAATCAACTTCTTGATGCAGGAGATATTGCGGAAGCTCAAAAAGTTGCCAAAATGTATGATACGCTGCTCAAGAGCGGTAAATTTTCGGCAGCGCAAGCTAAAGACGAAGAAACTGATTTTGTTGACTCCGTTGGAGAGCTTGTTACTCTTGCTGAGGAACAAGGATTTATTCCCAAATATTATATTTCTCAGCCAAACGACATGGTAGATCAAACTATTATGGATATGCAGCGTTATACCTATAATCTAGTAACACAAGAAACTAGCTTAGGTACTATGCTAGAAGCCGCGATGAAACAAATTGAGCAAGATCGTGAAAACGAAAAAACTGTCAATATGGATGATGAAGAATCCAATCTTGATAGTATTTTTAACTATGATGAAAAACCCCTTAAAGTAGAAGATTTTCAGTCATTTGATGAATTTGAGGCGGAACTTGCGGCGGCCGATGAAGATGAAGATGAAGAGGCTGGTGATAGTTAATGGCTCTTGTTGAACTAATTAACCTTTCACCTGATATTAAAAAAGTTGGTTTATCTGAAGAGCGAGTGCGGGCTTGCTTGCCTGAAATTCGTAAATTTGTCTCATTTTGGCGGGCCTATCCAGACTTATTTATTGATTTCCTTTAGACTGGTGGAGATGAAAACAAGCCTAAGAAATTAAAATTTTATTATTATCAGCGCGTATTCCTTAGAGTTGCCGCTCGGTATAAATATTTATATGCTGTTTTCCCGCGCGCCTATTCTAAATCTTTTCTCTCCGTTCTAACCTTGATGATCAAAGCTATACTATACCCGGGCGCCAAGCTATTCGTGACTGCGGGTGGCAAGGAACAAGGATCGGGTATTCTGAAAGAAAAGATAAATGAATTATGTGATCTTGTTCCTGCATTGCGGCGAGAGATAGACTGGTCTCGTGGAGCAACAAAAGAAGGAAAAGATTATTGCGAATATCATTTTAAAAATGGCAGCATAATAGATAACATTGCAGCGAAGGAAAGTAGCCGTGGTAAGAGACGCGTAGCAGGACTCCTCGAAGAGTGTGTAGGTATTGATGGAACTGCTTTGAATGAAATTATATTGCCCATAATGCAGATAGACAGGCGCACCGCTTGCGGATTGCCTAATCCAGATGAACCGCTCAATAAGTCGCAAATTTATATTACCACTGCTGGATGGAAGAATTCTTTCCCCTATCAAAAGCTAATCGCTCTTTTAGTACGTATGGTAATTGAGCCAGATAAAGCTTTTGTAATGGGAGGTACTTGGCGAGTACCTGTAGCGGTTGGACTACAGAATCTATCTTATATCAATGATTTGCGGCGAGATACCACAATGAATGATGTATCCTTTGGCCGTGAATACGAGTCTTTGTGGTCAGGAACGGTTCAGGATGCATTCTTCGATGGCGACGCTTTCGACCATTGCCGCAAGCTTCAACTCCCAGAATACGAGTCTTCCGGTCGGTCGTCTGCAAGAGCATACTACGTAATTGGATTCGACGTTGGTCGCAAAGGATGTGCCTCCATCGCTACCGTGTTTAAGGTAACGCCGCAATCTCAAGGGCCAGCTGTTAAGTCTCTTGTTTGTATCTACGAACTAATGGATGCCCACTTTGAAGATCAGGCAATCTGGCTAAAGAAGATGTATTACAAGTATAAAGCTCGTAGACTAGTCATAGATGGAAATGGTCTAGGTATTGGTCTTATAGACTACATGGTGAAATCCCAGACAGATCAGAATGACGACTATTACCCTCCATTTGGCGTATATAATGATGTAGATAACGAGTACAAGAAATATAAAACAGATGATACAGAACTTGATGCCATGTATATTATTAAAGCAAATGCACCAATTAATACAACCGCACATGCAAATTTTCAATCACAAATTAATACTGGTAAAGTGCGGTTCTTGATAGATGCAAATACGGCTAAAGCTAAATTAATGGGCACAGTAAAAGGTTCAAAAATGACACCAGAAGAGCGTCAGGCTTATTTGCGGCCGTATGACCTTACCTCCGTTTTGCGGTCTGAAATGCTTAACCTGCGGGAAGAGAATACTGGTACTAATATTATTCTTAAGCAAGTTAATAGAGGTATTCCTAAAGATACCTTCTCATCTGCTGAATACGCGCTATATTATATTCGTGTTGAAGAAGAGGATAAAAAACGTAAGAAGAAGTTTAATATTGCAGATGCAATGTTTATGACTTAAAAATTTTTTGGAAGTTAGGGCAAAAGTAAATAAACTTATTGCCCTAATTTTCAAATATTATGAGAAGATATATTGACTGGAGGTGAGGCTTATATGAGAGCGTCGCGTGGCGAAATTAAAATTGAAGAAATTTTAGTGAAGAATGAAATTCCATTTCAAGAGGAATATTCGTTTCCAGGCTTAAATGCCCCAAGCGGACGTCCTCTTCGCTTTGATTTTGCGGTCTTCGATGATTCGGGTAATCTAGACTTCTTGATTGAATATCAAGGTATCTAGCATTACTAGGCTAAATCAAAGTTCGGGGGATCTAAAGGCCTCTATCAACAACAGTATAACGATAATTTAAAGCGTAGATTTTGCATGGAGCATGGTATAACGTTAATCGAGATTCCATACAGTGACGAAGCGTTTATCAACTATAATTATATCATGTAGAAAGCAGGATACTGAGCAGACAGGAGGTGAAATCTTGGGACGGCAAGAAGAAATTCATAGCAGAGGATTTGATTTAACGAGTCCGCAATCAGGTTTTATGACAAGAACAGAATATCTTGATAAATACGGTAAAGATACTTCTTCTGACTATGATGCCTATATAGAATATGCTAAATTGCGGGCTGGGTTAAAAGATATTGATAATGCAGTAATTGATTTTAATTCCTATAAACAAGTGAATAGCAATTATGGAGATAAGAAATACGTATTAACGCAAATCTCATAGGGCAATGTTTCAGAGATGCGTAAAATTTCTGATTTCTATTACAATTCAAATGGCATCTATCGCAGGGCTTGCTAGTTATTAGCTATTTTATATAAATATGATTGGTACATAACTCCATTCTATGAAGGAATTAGCTGGAAGGGTAGTAAAGCTGAATCTAAACTACTTCCAGATGTGGCTAAAGTATTAAACTATTTTGATAATTCTGAGGTCAAACGCACACTTGGAAATATTGCTCTTAAAGCAATTCGTCAAGGTGTTTATTATGGTATCTGGCTAGATTGGGGAGATAAATTCTCATTCCAACAACTTCCCGCAGACTATTGCCGCAGTCGTTTATACAGTGGAATTGATCCAATTGTTGAACTAAACTTAAAATTTTTTGATACATATTTTAAAAATGCAGAATACCGTGCTAAGGTTTTAAAGTTATTTCCAACAGAAGTATAGCAAGCATATGTAAAATATATAAATAACAAGTTACCGCCCCTCTATCCGGGTGATACGGTAGGATGGATTGCGTTGGACCCTGGCATGGCGATCAAGTTTTCACTAAATGATAGTGATTTTCCAACTCTCATTAGTGTAATTCCTTCTCTAATTGATCTTGACGCCGCGCAGGAGCTTGACCGCAAGAAAACTATGCAACAATTAATCAAGGTGCTGATACAGAAACTTCCACTTGATAAAAATGGAGATTTAATTTTTGACCTTGATGAAGCAAGAGACATCCATAATAATGCGGTGGCCATGCTGAAACGTGCGGTGGGCATTGATGTTCTGACAACGTTCGCAGACATTGAAACTGTGGACACACAGGACAAAACTACCGTGGCGTCCACTGACCCACTACAAAAAGTTGAGAGAACTGTTTATAACAACTTAGGTATTTCTCAAAATCTGTTTAACACAGAGGGAAGCACCGCGCTTGAGAAGTCTGTTATTAATGATGAAGCCAGTGTTCGTGATTTGGTTTATCAGTTTTAGGCGTTCTTAAATAAAGTTATTAAGAAGTTTGATAGAAAAGGGCATTACTCATTTAGAATTGAGATTTTACCTACAACTATCTACAACTTCAAAGATATTTCAAAGATGTATAAAGAACAAACGCAAGTCGGCTTCGGTAAGCTACTGCCGCAAATTGCGCTTGGTCATTCACAATCTTCTATCTTGGCTACAATGTATTTTGAGAACGAGGTCTTAAAGTTAAGCGAAATTATGATTCCGCCAATGATGTCTAGTACAATGAGTTCTAAAACCACTTCCCAAAAAGAGGCTAATGAAAAAATTGTAAATGATGACAAGAAAGAACCTGGTAGACCTGCCCTCGACGAGGACAAGAAATCAGAAAAAACATTAGCTAATGAAGAAGCACAGAAATGAGAGGAGTGAAAGAGAATGATGCACGTTAGTGTTCCTCTTGATTCTACCATAGAGTTAATTGAGAGTACAGAAATTTCTCCTCTTATTTCTAAGGTAAAAATCAAGGTTTGTTATGTGGGCGATGAGCCTAACCGTAATAAAACAATTATTACTAAGGAATTTGCGGAGACTCTAGGCCCTACGCTCAGGGGTAGTCCAATTGTGGGCTACTTTAACCAGGATGATGGAGACTTTGAGCAGCATAATAAAGCAATTGAAGTCAATGGTAAAGAGTTTACAATTGTTGATGTAACTAAGCCATATGGTTTTGTTGATCTGAATGCGGCGGTTTGGTTTCAGAAGTTTTTAGATGATAATGCGGTGGAGCGTGAGTATCTTTGTACTGAGGGTTACTTATGGACTACCGCATATCCAGAGTGCCAACGTATTATTGAAAATGGAAATAATCAATCATTAGAGTTTGATGAAAAAAATTTTTCAGGAGTTTGGACAAAACAAGATAATTCTAATGCGAGATTTTTCATTATAAATGAAGCGATAATTGAAAAATTATGTATACTAGGCGAAAATTATGAGCCTTGTTTTGAAGGCGCGCAAATCAAAACTGAGTTTTCTCTTGATGACCAGTTCGCGGAGATGCGCAAGACCATGTATTCAATGGTCAATGACCTTCACGAAGTATTAAAAGAAGGAGGAAACAAAGTGCCTACTGAATATGCTGTTGAAATTGGTTGTTCTTTATTTGATGCCATTTGGGACAAGATGTGGAGTCTTGGTAATTACCGCATTAAAGGTATTTATGAGGAAGGCGACCAAAAATTCGCTATTATGCAGGATCGTGATAATCTAAAGCTGTTTCGTCTGGATTTCCAGTATGATGAGCAGAATGGTTTTGTCCCCGCAAATGAAGTGGTTGAAGTGACAGAAACGTTTAATGCGGCGGCCGCTCAGTATTCTGAGGAAGATATTCTGGCTTATGAAGCAAAGAAAGCCGAACCTGCGGCCGAGCCCGTGACTGAAAATAGTCTTGCGGAGCCCCAGACTAGCGAGCCGGAAACTGAGCCTACCGAGAATCCTGTTACTGAAAATGCTCTGCAGGAGGGAGAGCCCACCTCTGCGGAAGACCCCGTTCCCGCACCTACTTATTCTCTTGATGATGTTGTTGAATATCAAGAGCTACTGAGTAAGTATTCTGCTCTAGAAACTGAGCATCAGGCAATGCAGGAAGAGTTAGCTGCCCTGCGTGAGTTCAAACTAGCTGCTGACCGCAAGGAAAAGCAAGCTATGATTGACAAGTTCTATATGTTATCTGACGAGAATAAGCAAGATGTGATTGACCACATTGATACTTATTCTCTTGATGATATTGAGGCTAAGCTGAGCGTGATTTGTGTTCGCAATAAGGTGAGTTTTGTGAACGACAATGAGCCTGCGGCGCCTACCGCTTATAACCTAAATTCTGCTTCTGATGGCATCGAGGAAGAGTGGATTCGTGCCGTTAAAGCTAAGGAAAAATCACAAAACTAATCTATAAGGAGGAAATATATAAATGGCTAAGAAATCTTTAAGCCAGGCTAAGTTCGTCAAGCTAGGATATGGACAAATCGAGCCTAACCATCTGTCCGCTCGTCGGAATGGTAAGATCTATGCTCAGCTGCCTGCTGATAAGACCATTGAGGTGTTAGAGAATGGTCAGTTCGTGAAGTACGACTATGCCAATGGCGTTGTGAATTTTACTGGTGAGGGCCCCTGGATGCTCGTGTTCAATGAGCCCAAGGTCTATGAGGATCGTCAGACCAATCAAGACTTCGCTATGAAGCGTGAGGATTATGTGGCTTATGTATATAATGCCGCTAATGATGCTATGCCTGAGGGTACTGTGATGGTTCCTCGTGTTATGAATACCGACGGTGGTGACATTTATACTACCAATATGGTTGATGAAGAAACCCTGGCCGTTGGTGATAAGCTGGCTCCTAATGCTAAGGGTATTCTGGATAAGGCTTCTGGCGCTACTGCTACCGAGTGCGTGTGGCAGGTTGCTAAGGTTTACACCATGCCCGATGAGCAGCCTGGTGTCAAGCTGATCCGCATTAAGTAATTGAAAGGAGAGATTAGAATTATGTTAGAAATGAATCAACTGAAAGCTCTGGCTAATGCCGCTGCTGAAGCTAATCGCTCCGCGGCTACTTGCTACTCCGTGAACGGCGAGAACCTGAGTGTTTCCGCTATTAATGATACTCTACGTGACCAGTTCAATGAGATTGCTGGTACTTATAACCTGTATCGTGAGAATAAGACCAAGGTTTATTCCCTGGTTGAGACTCTGTTGGATGATATTCTGCCTACAAAGGTTCTGCAGCGTTATGCTGATTTTGCTGAGACTCAGACCTTTGCTCAGGGTACCAAGCCTGTGTTTATCCGTAAGACCGGTAAGATGCGCGCTAAGCAATTCATTACCAAGGTCGGCCTGGCTGGCCGTTACGAAGTCTTTGCTCTGGGTGAGAAGAGCTTCGAGGTCGCTACCTCTGCTATCGGTGGTGCTGCTGCCATCGGCTTTGAGGAGTTCCTGGATGGTCGCGTTGACTGGGCTGAGCTGGTGAACATTGTCCTGGAGGGTATGGACGAGCTGATCCTGCGTGAGATCGCTAACGCTCTGATGTCTTCTATTGAGCAGCTGCCTGCGGCTAACCGTGTTTCTGCGGCTGGCTTTGATGAGGCTGGTATGGATCGTCTGGTGTCTGTGGTTTCTGCCTACGGTACCCCTGTGATTTATGCTACTCGTGAGTTCGCTACTAAGATGATTCCTGCTGACAAGTGGGTTTCTGATAATATGCGCGATCAGTATTGGGCCAATGGCTTCCTGGCTAGCTACAAGGGTGTTCGTGTGGTTCTGCTGCCTCAGTCCTTCGAGGATGAGACCAATGCCACTAAGGTGATTGATCCTGGCTATGCTTGGGTTATGCCTACTGGTTCTAATGAGAAGCCCGTCAAGATTGCGTTTGAGGGTTCTGCTCATATGCGCGAGGTCGAGAATGATGACTGGTCCCGTGAGATGCAGGTTTATCAGAAGGTTGGCGTTGGCGTCATGTTTACTAATAACATGGCTTCCTATGTCGATACCGATCTGAAGGGCAAGCTGGCTACCATCTAATTCCTGTGGGGAGGGGTAACTCCCTCCCCATTTTATTATAATGAGAAAAAGGAGATAATTAAATATGGAGAATAAGATTGCTGTTACCAATCGTAGTTTTGGTACTGTTATTTACAATATCCCAGAAATGGGTTTGCGGCGTGAGTTTGCACCGAAAGAGACTAAGAAAATTACTCCCGCTGAGCTTGAGGCACTGACTTCTCAACCAGGTGGCCGTGAGCTGATTGAGGGCTATCTTCTAGTTCATGATGCTGAGGCTCTAGAAGAAATTGTTAATGTCCAGGTTGAGCCCGAATATTGGCTGACTGAGGAGAAAATTCCTGGCTGGATGCAGAGTTGTTCCGATGATGAATTTATTGATGCACTGAATTTTGCACCAGAAGGCGTTAAGAGTCTTATTAAGGACTACGCGGTGAAGCTACCCTTGAATGACTTTAATAAGATTAACGCTATTAAGGATATTCTTGGTTTCGATGTTATGTCTGCCTTGAAAATCAATAAGCTATCTCAAGAAGATGTTAAACCTGCTGCTACCGCTGGCCGTCGCACTAATCCTAACTATAAGGAAAATGTGGAAACTACTAGTACACCGGCAGCACCCGTCCGCCGCATGACATTAGGAAAGTAATATAGGAAGGAGGCAACTAAATGACCTCTTTTGAAAACGTAATCAGTGATGCCTTCTTCGCCATTGTAACAGATGATCTGTATGCAATCAATCCGACTACTGGGGAAGAAGGCCCTGGTATTATGACTAAGGAAGAAACAGAGGCCGATTTGCAGAATATCTTCAAGGCCGCAATCCCAGGTTTTGAATTTCCACGCTTTGCCCTATATGGGTTTGATTCAATTACCTGTGATTATGAGGAAGATCTTACCCTTGAAGAAGTGCGAATTATTGCAAATCTTATGGCTCTTGTTTGGTTACAGAGACAAATTACATCAATAGAAAATACTCGTTAGAAGGCGTCTGGAGCGTCCTTTAAACTAACAAGTCAAGCATCTCATTTAGCACGATTGTTAAGTGTTAAGGAGGCTTGTGAAAAAACAGATCGCCACGCACAACGCCTATACAAGCGCCGCAAATTAGACAAGGAAGGCAAATATTTGTCTAACTGGTCTAGTCTAATGGAAACGAGTGTATTAGATGGAAACTAAGTATATGTTTTCATTTACTAAAGATACGTTTAATACAGATATGCGGCGACTGGTGAATCAAGTGTGGAAGTTAATCCCAATGCGTGAAAATCAAGAGGACTGGGAAACACATCTAAATATTATTCTTGAAGAAATTGCGGGCTTGCATGAGTTATTTGCGGCTTAGGTAAATTACTTAATTATTTTATCTAAACTAGAGGGGCTACGGAGCCCTGTCTGTGAGGATTTCATGCTCTACCGCAAGACCGTATTTAGATGTATTGACCTCCTAGGGAAACTGACACATGACGAATCGTGAGTTAATGCAGCGACGCCTTGAATTACAAGGTGGTATTGCGCAAGATAAACGCATGATTCAAGACAAGTATAGAGCGTTTTTGTGGGCATTAAAGTATTCTTATTAGGCTTGTGATGTGCGGCGAGTGCAAAAAGTCACCGCGCCAATGGAGACAGATCTTGATACCAACATTCTTCCTCTTGATGAAAAGAAGTGTCGAGCATTAATTAACCCAGACAAGCTGAAACAAGATTATGACGATAAGATTTTTTCTATTGATTATAATGCGGGCTATCAACCCGGAGACGTGTTTGAGTGGCAAACTGAGCGTGGACCACTAACACAATGGCTTGTTTATTTACCAGCGATGACCGAGGATGCTTATTTTGAAAGTGAAATTCGTCGCTGTAAATATATTATTAAATTTAGAGATGATAAAGATGGCAAGGTATATGCAACCTATGCCGCAATTCGTGGCCCAGTTGAAACGAAGATTGAGAGTATTCAGAAAAATCAAATTCGTATTGATGTGCCTAACTTATCTCTAAATATTTTAATCCCTAAGAATGAACAAACAGTGCGGTTATTCAAGAGATACTCTGAATTTATGCTTGATGGAAAATGTTGGAGAGTACAAGCTCCCGACTCTATTTCTATTGAGGGCGTTATTGAAATTAATGCAGAAGAGTATTATAAAGACCGTGATACAGATACTGATGAAATTAAGGATGGTTTGATTGAGTTTGAACCTATTCCTTCTCTTGATGAAGGAGAAATTCACGGTAATGGGATTATTAAACCAAAGATTACAGAGACTTATTCTGTAGAAGCAGACACTATTGGTACTTGGAGTACCAAATTAGGTGATACTTGCGCACCCGTTAAGCTAGAGGTAGATGGAAATATTGTAAAACTAACTTGGTTGAAGTCGATTAGTTGTAGCTCTGGATTTGAATTACAGTGGAAAACCGATAGTGAGACGCGTTTCCGTAAGATTGTCGTAGAGTCTTTGTTTTAATAGATTGGAGAAAAAGGTATGAGAGTTAATTCATATGAATTTCCCAAGTCTAGTTTCTTGGGGATGCCCAAAGATTGTGCGCTCTTGATGGATAAAATTTTGAGTAATCAGAATTTACTTAAACTATTGTACTATAACGGGCGTGACTGGAAAGAAAAGCCAGATTTAACAAGTGAACAGATTAAAGGTATGTTGAGTAGTGATCCAGAGAAGCGTCAGATTTCTCTGGTTCCTCGTTTGTATATTCATCCAGAAGTTCATACTTATTTACATATTTCCTATGGTAAGTTTTATCCCAATGCGACAAATCCGCATTACAGAGATAATACATTTTATATTGACATTTATTGTCATTATGAAGATTGGGATTTAGGTAATTATGAACTAAAGCCTTACCGTATTGCGGGAGAGCTTGATGCCATGTTAGATGGTAAGCATTTAACTGGTATTGGAGAGTTACAATTTATTGAAGCGGGGCCAGCCATTTATAATGAAGATTTTGCGGGAGTATCTCTAACTTATTACGCCATTCGTGGCGATGAAGATAAGAAGAATCCACTTGAGTGATTTTCAATTAGCTTTGATGTGCGGTTGTGATATACCACTGGCCGCATTTCAAACTGTTATTCATCCTTTAACTATGCGAGAAATTGGTATGATGGGAGAAACTGAGTTTTTTGAAGCGACTAATTATCTTTGTTTAGAAAAAGAATGGATAACTTAGGACAAAATTGTTTTAGAGACATACTCAAATTTTCAAATATTTATGAAGGTACTACAAGATCCAGCGTCAACCGATAAAAAGGAGTCTGTTCATACCTTGCTTTCTCTCTTATTTCCTCTCTGTTCTGTCTCATTTACTCCAAATTCTATTTTATTATACAACAAGGAATTAAAACAAGCAACAATTATAGAAGATAATAATTTTAGTGATTTTTAGGCTATAATCAAGCAGGTGCTTTGTTTAGGAGATATGCGGCAAGGGGATAATGTTACATATAACCCTGCTAATGAGCGTGCAAAGCGCATAGCTGATAAACTAATGAAAAGTCGGCTCAAGATAGCAGAGATAAAAAATAATAAGAAAGAAAGTGCATTGACAAAATATATTTCAATACTATGTGTTGGAAATAAAATGCCATTAAATGAATGTTTGGAACTAACATTGTTTCAATTGTTTGATTTAATGGAAAGATTTAGCTTATATTCTAATTGGGATAATGATTTCCGCGTGCGGCTTGCGGGCGGAGACCCAAAGAAAGAAGCTGAAAATTGGATGAAAAATCTACATTAATCATAAGGAGGAAACTATATTATGAAATTTGGTTCTCGTGAAGTGGCCAATGTGGTTTTCCGTGCTAAGAACAAGATGACTCTGGGTTCTCGTACTTTCTATAAGGATGAGCCGGTGCTGTACTTTGACACGCTAAAGACCTCTGGCCTGGAAGGTGCCGCTACCAGTGTTTACGCTCAGGGTTAATTATTAGCTCCGTTTGACAGTGATGTCAAAATGATAATTACTTTAATTGCTGGAACGCCCAATAGAAATCCCCATTGGGTAATCAGCAGCTAAGAATTAAAATTTATAAGAAGGAAGGTTTATTAATGAACTTGGTTCAAATTAGTAAATTCTTACCGGAAGTAAAAGATCGTTACTATATCAATGAATTTGGCGAGCTTTTTACAGACAATGGTGAGAAAAAAATGAAAGATTGCATTAAAAATGGATATGTAAAAAATACTTTAATTTTAAAAGATGGCCGCGAAAAAGCCTTTTTCCGACATCGCCTTGTACTAATTTGTTTTAAACCCATAGAGAGCTATGAAAATTTTTAGGGCAATCATATTGATGGGAATAAATTAAATAATTGTATTGATAATTTAGAATGGGTAACCAATCAAGAAAATCGTATTCATGCTGTTAAGCTTGGTTTAGCTGCTTCTATGAAGGGAGAATCTAATCCAGCTAGTAAACTATTAGAATCGCAAGTAATTGATATTATTCAAGATTTATTACATGGTATACCATATTCTCAAATTTGTGCTAAATACAATTGTTCAAAAAGTACAATTAGTGCAATAAAAAATAAAAGAAATTGGAAATATCTCACTAAGGATATAAATTTTGATTAAAGTTCAACGACTATCCCTGTGAAGGGAGTACACTATAAACGATTGATAGTGGAAATGGGTAAATTCTTTGAGATATAGCAAAGAATAAGATATAGTCTAATCTGCGTGTATATTAAAAGACGCAGCAGTTCATAAGAGAACGCATATGATGTAGTGAATCATATGGAATAAAATGGGCTGGGGTAACCCTCGTCTGATCGCGTGGGAAGGAGATAAAACCCTGACTCTGACGATGCAGGATGCGCTTCTTTCTCCGGAAGGTCTAGCTATTCTTTCTGGCGCTGATCTGATTGAGGCTAAGGATGGCGAACCTATTTATGTGCATCAGACCTCTCAAGTTGAGGTTAAGACTGCTAATACTATTGTTCTGCCTAAAGGTATTATTCCTTGCTGGAATGGTGGCCGCAAGGCTGGTGAGGATACTAGTGCTACCGATAAATATGTGTTCCATAAAGAAGCTGATATTTTCTGCATGAAGCTGGATGCTAACGGTGAGATTGCTGGTGAGCCTTGCGTTCCTGCCAAGGTGACCGTTGCGGGCGAGAATGCTGAGGCCGTTGCTACTATTCTGTGTCATGCCGATGGTGAGAATGTGACTGTAGATCTGCCAGTTGGCTCTGTTGTTCTGGTTGACTATTATGTTGCCAAGAAGGCTGGCTTCCAGGCTGAAATCACTGCTGATAAGTTTGCTGGTAACTTCTACATCGAGGGTGAGACCCTATTCCGCCGTGAGGCTGATGGTGTGGATATGCCTGCTGAGATGGTTATTCCTAACGGTAAGGTTCAGTCCAACTTTAACCTGACGTTCAGCAATAGTGGAGATCCTGCTGTTTTCGATTTCACTGTTGACTGCTTCCCCGCTTATACTAAGTTTAATAAAACTAAGAAGGTTTTGGGTCTGATTCAAGTGATTGATGAAGAGTCTCTGAGCGCCGAGGAAGTTCGTGCGGCTTGTGCCGTTGGCTAATTAAGATTTTAAGGGAAGGAGAAATCCTTCCCTTTTTTCTTTTATTAAGAGAGAAAGGAGTAAATTATGGCAGAACAAATATCAAGAGACTATAAGTATTATAGTAATAAACGTGGTTATATTATTTATTCGCCTAAGCACTATAAGGATTATATTGAAAGCTATACTGGAGGATTTGTTACTGCGGCAATGGAAACAGCCTCTGGTGGTACCGGTCGATTTTTAGGCATGGCGCAAGGTCTTGCGGGGGCCGGGTTGTATACATAGGGAGGCATTACCGCGAAAGAAGATGTAGAAGAAATGTATGCCAATATGTCAAACATAATTACTTCTGCATGGACTTCTAGTCAAGGCTAGCTCATGAGTTCTCTTGCTGGGATGCGTAGCTCAGTATTAACTGAAATAGAAGATGCTAAAACTGATTTATATAGTTTAAGTGCATTTACAATTCTTCTGGACTAGACATTAACAGCTATTCAAAAAACTCCTAATTTAAAAGCTGCATATGTAATAATTGCTAACCAATGGGGTAAAGATAAAGTTAATGTTCCAGACACAATTCCACTTGCGGCAGAGGAAATTAAATTATTAAAGCAAGTATGTTCATCCTTAAATGTTTTAAGTAGTCGTTATTCTGAATTAACAGGCAAAGGAATGTCTGGTAAGATGGCTACTATGAAGCTAGCTAAACTTCTTCATCTGCAGCTAAGTACCATTTTTGGTGCTATTGGTGAATTTGTAGGATTGAATGATATTGAAAATTTTGTAGATAATTAGATTTATAAAAATTTAAGTATTGCAAAAAAGGGAAAGAGTATAATCACAGGCAGTCTACAGTCAGAAGAGGGAGGCACTATTAAACCTGATATTATCACTCCCTTGTTGTCTATTACTTCTAATATAGATAAGAAAAATTTAAAATTTGAAATGAAGATTGCGGCGTCTGTTAAAAATTATCCCAGTCTCACAGGTAAAACAGAAAGCGCACTAAGTAAAAAAGAAATTAAAATTCAAGAAAGTGGTTCAGTTCTTGATTATTTAAATAGATTATCTCCAGAAATGAAACAATATGCCGCCAATGTTCTAACGCATGACTGGACAAAAGCTACAACATAGAGCTTAGCCGTACGACAAGGTATTGCATCTAGATTTTTTAATGAGTGGTTGGCTGGTATGGGCAATCGCACTGGTGATAAGCAAGAACTTAATGTTAGTAACTTTATGTTAGTTAATGGTAGATTATATTCTATGTATGATATTATCAAAGCAGTTCAAAATTCATTTAATATTAGAAAATCTGGTGGTATCGATTCGGCTATTAAGGTATCATTTTCTAAAGGAGATAGTGGCAAAACAGGTATCGCTAATACATATGTAGGCGATCCTGATTATCCTAATTATGCACAAGGATTTCAACGTAGTAATACTGTCTGGGGAGAATTGGCTGATTTGCAATTAATTGCATATATTAAGCCATGGGTGTTTGTAGAAATAGCTACGAATAAATACCATGTGCCTAGCGTACAAGTATTTTAAATTTGACAAATTCTAAAAAATATGTTATAATATAGATAATAAGAGTAGAAGGAGGTTCTTTATGAACTTTAAAGATTTAAATATTGCGGTTGATCCTGCGAAGAGTGAGTTTACATTTAATGGAGAAACAATTTCAGTGCGGAGCTGGCTACCGACCGCCGCGAAGATTGAGTTTATTCAGTTTGTGGTTGGTCATGCTATGAACCCTGACCACGGTACGTTTAGCCCTGTTATTACTTCCGCATTTGAGACTATTGCTTATATCAAATATTTCACAGATATTGAGATTAACGATGAAGATTTGGTCAATCCTGGTGAGCTGGCTGACAAGATTATTCATTCTGATTTACTAGGAACCGTGCAGAGGACGGTTGAGTCTTACGACCGCCATGAATGGATTGATATTTCTCTGCTCCTTGATGAAACAATCGGCAATATTGAGCGTTTTAATGCGTCGTTTGCGGGGACCATGACTGCGATGAGTGGCAATGCAACCGAACTTGGTGACCAACTTGACTCTATTATGGAGAAGCTCAAGAATAAAGAAGGCTTGGAAGAAATTGCCGCGATTAAAGAATTTATGGACAAAACTGAATAATCCTATTTATTGATTTTTTAAAATAAATAGAGAATAGTTTAAGGCTCTGAGGTATTAACTATCTCAGAGCCTTTTTGCATTATAATGAGTGAAAGGAGATCTGTATGGCTAATAAAAGGATTGATTATGTAATTGGTTTTAACGCCGATACCAGTAAATTAAATGCTGCGTTAAAAGAACTACAAACTCAATTAAATAGTTTAGCACAAACTTCAGTTGCTAGTGCGAACTTAACCACTTCTATTACCGCTATTCGAGATGCTAAACAAGCAGCATTAGAATTAAATTCTATTTTATCTAAATCTATTAATATTAATACTGGTGCATTAGATATTAGTAAATTTGCTTCACAACTCAAATTAAGCGGTTAGACGCTAGAATCTTTTTCTTCTCGACTAAAGCAAATTGGTCCAGAGGGAAGTGCTGCGTTTTTAAACTTATCCCAGGCTATTACTTCTGCTGAAGCGCCATTAAAACGTAGTAATGAGCTAATGGATAAATTGTGGGTAACCATGAAGAATACTGTCCGTTGGCAAATTACTTCTGGGTTTTTAACAGGATTTACTGGAGCTATTAGTGACGCTTTTAGATATGCAGAAGATCTAAATGAATCTTTAAATAATATTCGCATTGTTACTGGCAAGAGCACTGAGGATATGGCTCAATTTGCGAAATAGGCAAATAAAGCTGCTAAAGAACTTAATACTACTACTAACAAGTATGCTCAAGGCAGTTTGATTTATTTCCAGCAAGGTTTAAATGATAAAGAAGTAAAAGAGCGCACTAATGTAACGACGAAGTTTGCTAATATATCACGAGAAAGTTTAACTACTTCTTCTGAGTATCTGACCGCAATTTGGAATAACTTTGCTAAAGGTTCTAAAAATCTAGAGTATTTTGCAGATGTTATTGTGGCATTGGGTGCGGCGACCGCATCTAGCTCGCAAGAGATTGCAACTGGGCTAAATAAATTTGCGGCGACTGCTGAAACAGTTGGTTTAAGTTATGAATATGCTACCGCAGCATTGGCAACTGTCACCGCGACCACGCGGCAATCCGCAGATGTCGTTGGTACTGCATTCCGTACATTGTTTGCTAGAATTCAAGACCTCGAGCTCGGTAAGACTCTTGATGATGGCACTACACTTGGTAAGTACGCAAAAGCAATTGACGCAATTGGGGTTTCTATTAAGGATTCCAATGGTGAATTGCGTAATATGGACGATGTCTTGAGCGATATTGGTGAACGATGGAGCACTTTAAACAAGGACGAACAGGTGGCCCTCGCACAGGGGGTTGCAGGTATCAGATAGTACACGCAGTTCATCGCCTTGATGGACAACTGGGACTTCATGAAGGAAAACTTGGAGACAGCAAAAAATGCTACTGGTGAACTGTAGAACCAGGCCGATATTTTCGCTGAGTCCTGGGAGGCTGCCCGCAAGAATGTGAAAGCATCTGCAGAAGGCATCTATGATTCATTAATTAAAGATGAATTTTGGATTGATTTAACCAATGGATTTGCTGATTTTCTCAAGGGCGTTGAAAATGTAAGTGATAGTTTAGGTGGATTAAAAGGTGTCTTAGCTGTCATTGCTTCTCTTGTCACAAAAGCTTTTAGTGCAAAAATTGCAAATAATTTACGAGATTTTGCTTATAATATAAATGTCTTTCGTGGCACTGCTGCACAAGATGCCAATATTTTACGAGCTGAAGCGGCGCAACGTGCGACTGGAATTTTGCGAGGTTCTAGTTTAGCAAGTGAGCGTGGATATGGAGAAATTCTAAGCCAGACTACTGAAAAACAAGCTCTATTAAATCAAAGAGTTGCAGAAATGTCTGATCATTAGAAAAATGCAATTTCAGCTCAGTTAGAATTATTAAAAATCACTAAAGAGTTGGCTTTAGAATAGGCTAAGGTTGCTCAAGAAAGTGAAGTTGCAGCAAATGCTGATGCTTTAAAAACTGCGAGCAAGTTAGAAGTAGTAGGACAAAAAGCTACTACGCAGTCAGGAAATAAACTATGGCAGAGTTTTAGTAATACAACTACTGATATAACTTATCTAAATTCTGCTATTAAGTATTTAAATGAGATTAAAAATAGTGGGGGCCAAGCGCAATTAACTAATTCTTTGAAAAAATCTTTGCGTGCTAGAGTTCCAGAATTAGCTAATTTAACAGATGACGATGATATTTATGCGTATTTGTTAGGGTTAGGTTGGGATGAAAGTCGTCCTAGCGGTTCTCGTAGACGCGGTGGAGCTTTGGCCAATCGTCAAGCGCAATTATCAAAAGATAAAGCTGAATTAAATCGTCGCTATAAGAAAAGTCAACGCACTAAAAACCCACAATACAGTGAAGCAAGAGATCGTGCTGAACGTTTAGCTACTCAAAATGGAGAAACCCAATTTAGGGCTACCCTAGAGGGTGCAGAATATGCAGAATTATTAAATAGCTTTGATGAAAAGCTAAACCTAACGAATACTAAAGATTTATATACAGATGTCGCGAATGCCACAAGTGCCTTATCAGGTTTATCTATGGCATGGGCTGGATTCCAGTCATTAGGACAATTGTTTTCTAATGAAGATTTAACGGCAGGGGAACGTTTAACTGCTTTACTAAGTAGTATTCCTACTTTAATTTATGGTATCCAGCAAGCTGCTAATGGGTTAAAAGAAACTCGGATTGTTAGCAATTGGACAGACTCACTTTCTTCAGCTTTAAAGTCCTCTGGAGAATCTAAAAACTTTTTAGCTAATGCTATTTATGCAAGTAAATATTCTAAAGCGTTAGAAAAGTTGGGAACCACTGCACGAATGGCCACTGAAGCTCAAAAAGCGCAAGCGGCTGCGATGGCATCTACTAGTGCCGCATCCCTCGGGGCACTAGGAACTATTGGTTTGGTAATTGCAGGCATTGCTGCGCTTGGTGTGGCAATTAAAACTATTGCAGATTTAATTTTTACTGATAAAGAACGCACAGAAGAATTAAATAAACAACAAGAATTTTTAAAGAATAATCTTGAACAAGTAAAGTCTGAATACAGTGAAATCAAGTCTTCTATTGATTCAATTACATCTGCACAAAAGAATTTAAATGCAGCAACTACAGGAACAATAGAATGGCGCGAGGCCGTTGCAAGCGTTAATGAAGAAGTTTTAAAATTATTAGAAAACTATCCTGAATTAGCATCTGAGGTAGAAAACGCCAATGGAGCTCTAACTATTACTGAAGCTGGTAAATAGAAACTTCTTGATAAACAGCTTCAAGAACTAGAAGCTGCTCAAAATGCAGCTTATGCAGCCTCTTATGAGGTAACTGCGGATAAAATTAAATCTTTACAAAAAGATTTACAAGATCAATTAGCTGATACTGTTTATGATGCGGATTATCGTATTAGTGAAGATACTCATATGTCTGTGGCGAGAGATGTAGAAGTATTAAAAGCCACTGGTGAAATTATTACAGATAGTTAGAAAGCTAATATTGATGCGCTAATCACCGCGATTCAAGCTAAGGGCTCTTCTATTCTATTTGATGAAAAATATTTAACTTCTATTGGTTTATCCAAAGAACAAATTGCAGAGCTTCAAGAAAATACTTCTGCATTGCGTGAATTGGCTGATAAAATTTCTGCAAATTCTGATACTATTGCTACAATTGCGGGTCAACGCATTAGTACAATGGCAAATGAAGATAGTATTGTTCAAAATAACCTTGATACTTTAGGAAAGTTTTTTGCAGCAAATCAAGAGTAGTGGTATGATTCTTCTAAATTAAGCGGTAAAAACGCGGCTGATCAATATAAAGATTTAATTGGGGCGGAAGAGGTTAGTAGCACATCTGGTAAAACTGGTTATTATACTTTTACCATGGCGGATGGCACTACTCAAGATCTACATCAAAATGTTATTAAAATGCTTGTTGCTCGTGAAAATGCATTAAAGCAATTTGACGAGACTACACTTCAAGAAATTGAACGAATGTATGAAGAAACAAGTGAAGATTATGTAAATGGGTTATTAGCTTATGCAAGTGGCGACTTAGATGTAAATGAGCTTGATGAAGAAGCATATAACAAACTTAAAGAGACATTTGGTGGAAAATTAGCAGACATTCTTACTAATTTGGGTTTAGATGGTGCGGCAATTGTTGAAAAATACGGTACTCAGCTAGACGAATGGAATAAAACTTATCATGACCGTATCGAATACTTGGGTTCTGGTTTAGGTGGAGCATTAAATAGCAGAGATAATTTGCTTACACAAAAAGCTAAATTAGAGTTAGATATTAAAAATGGTAATGGTGATGTTGAAGAATTATAGAAGAAAGTTAATGCCATTGTTGAGCAATTATCTGATAATGCGGATGAAATAAAACTACAAATAAATTCTTCTCTGCGGCAAGATGTTGATGAGGCGTTTGATATTGGTCGTGATTTTGATGCGCTGCAAGAGAAAATTGCCAATGGTCTTGAGATGACTACCGAGGATGTAGTTTCTCTTATTGATTCTGGCTATGGCGAGCTTCTCCGCAATTGTGAAGCCAATGCAGATGCTACTATTTCACTTAACCAGTCTGTTGTTGATGCTTATGTTCAACAAAAGAAAGACGAAGTAGAAGCGGATCGGCAAGCCAAGATTGCTCAGTTAGAAACTCAACGTGAAATGCTTGTGGTGCAAGAAAAGGCTCTACAAGAGAAAAAACGCCTACTAATTGCGGCGAGCAAAGCTGGAACTGATGCTGCGGCAGCTGGATATATGGCGCAAGCGATGATGCAACAAGTCATTGCGGATGATGCTGCTCTACAGGCTGCGGGCGTTGTCGATACAGATACCGCAAAATCACAGGCATTAACTGAAAATGCAAAAGCTGTTGCAGAGTATACTACAGATACTCTTAATACTACAACATTAGATGCAATCAATTCTAATGTTTCTATTGATACTTCGACGCACAACCTAGCTACTAATGTGGTTAATTATTGGAATACAATGGCTAGAGCTAAAGCTAATTATTTCAATATCACAGAGAAAAATGCTAGTAAATTTTCTGCGGTATCTCCCGTAGACCCTGCTACTAATGTACAAACTGGTTATTCTGGTTCTGAGGTTAAAGGATTTGATACATCTAAGTTATCTGATGCTGATGCGGTTGCTAAGCAAATTGAAAAGTGGACAACTGAAATCGATAAGCTTGGCACATTAAAGGATATTCAAGATGCGGCAAGTAGTCTAATCGCGGGAACCGATAATGAACTAAAAGCTGTCGGGGCCCAGATTGGTGCAATTGATGCGGCGCTCGCTCGTCTGAAGGCAGGAAACCTCATTAATTCTACAGTAGGTGGAGGCAAGGGTGACGACACCGCAAAAGAGCTAAAAGAAGTTCTTGAGCGTTACCATGAAATTACGCGTGAGATCGAATATCAGAAAGAGCTTCTTGATGATATTTCTACAGCAGCAGATCGTGCTTATGGAACTGATAAGATTGAGATGCTCACGCAGAAGATTGAGAAACTCAATAAAGTTGCGGAGCTACAATCCCAGAAACAAGCGGCTGCGGCTGCGTTTGTTACCTCTGATCTTGAGGCTCTACGAGCAAATGGTCTATCTGTAGAGTATGATACCGCGAGTATGGAACTTAAAAATTATACTCAACTTCTGCAACAAATTACGGACGAGTATAATAGTCGTATTAACTCCGTAGGCAAAGACCAGCAAGATATGGTTCAAAAAGAGTATGATGATAAAATGCAACTTTTAGAGAATTATGAGGATTCTATTGATACCTTCCGTGAGCAGCTTAATGAGTATGAAGACGCTATGCGGCAGATTGAAGATGCTAAGCTCGAGAAGGTAAAGGAAGCACTCCAGATTCGTATTGACTGGAAGGAAATGCAAGATACATTGCGTGAGTTCCAAAAAGAAATCAATGAGTCTATTGGCGATGCGCTAGACAGCAGTGTCCGCGATGCGGGACTGAATGCGCAAGGTGTCAGAGATGAGATTTCAATGTTTGCAGATTATGAGACTAAAATGAACTCTCTATTGGATATGATTCGCAATGCTAATCAATATACTGATGTGCAAGCCCTGCAAGACGAGTTGGCTGATTTGCGGAAAGAGTTGGTTGATAGTGGTTCTGCGATGTTAGACTATATTGAAACTCTCAAGGAGACATTACCTGATGCTCTTGATGCGGCCGCCGATCGGTTTGAGGAATTTATCTCAATGCTTGAGAGTAATATGGGTGTGCTTGATGCGATGAATGATTTGATCGATTTACAAACAATCAATAATTCGTTAGCTGATAAGTATGCTATGTTGGGTAAAACCTATAGTGCTACGCTTGAAAACTCTCTTACATAGGCTAAACTTCAAAAGCAATACATGGAGCGCGCGGAAACCCAGCTTCGTGAAGCAGAAATCGCCCTGGCAAATGCTACACAAGGAACTGCTGAATACGATATTCTCAAGGCTAATCGTGACGCGCTGTTAGAGGATTATCAAGAAGCACAAGATGCAATGCTTGAAGCTACGGCGTAGGCTATGGAGGCCGCAAAGAATATTTACTCCAATGCTCTTGATGATATTTTCTACGAATTTGAGAATAAAATGACTCGTGGCCTAGGATTTGATCAGCTACAAGCCAAGTACAACCGCACTAAAGACGAGGATAATAGATTCTTAGATGGCGTTAATCGCTTTGTAGAAACGCAAGACCTCAATAACAAAGTTCAGGAGTCTATTGCTAAAGCTAGTACAGATTATGCTAAGTCTACTCTGAAAGCCTTACAAGATGAATTTGCGGAGCGTCAAGCTAATGCTGATTTATCTGAATATGACCTCAAGATTATGGAAGCCAAATACAACATGACCCTCAAGCAAATTGCTCTTGAAGAAGCACAAAATGCTAAGAGCAAAGTGCGGCTGGTGCGTGGTGCGAATGGTAACTATAATTATCTGTTTACCGCAGATGAGGCAGATATTAATAGCAAGCAGCAAGAGTATCTGAAAGCGATGTAGGATTACTACAACACTGCAAAGGATCAAACTGAAAATATCACTGGCGAGATTGTTTCTCTGTGGCAAGAAATGTCTGAGGAAATCCGCAAAATTTATGAGGATGATACTCTTAATGCAGAGCAGCGTCAAAATGCTATCAATGAAATTCAGGCATATTATCAAAAGAAGTATGCTGACTTGGCAAAGATGCAAACCGATGCGGCTAAGGATATGAAAGATGCAGGTAATTCTGCACTTGCAGAGCAACAAAAGGCAGCTAATAAGTATGGTGACGACACTAGCGAAACCGCGCAAAATTTCCAGAAGAACTTCCAACGGATTCTAGAGGAAATGGGCGGTAATGCGAATGACTTTAATAGTGCGTATAGTGATCAATTGATTAATTTGGTTGCTATTGAAGGTTCATTCACTGAAACTACTGCTGAAATGTTTGCAAAACTTAATGAAGCTCTGACCAAGTACAAGGGTAATATTGGCAATATTTCTAATGAAATTGGCGTATCTTATGACCAGTTAAGTGATAAAGTTGATCGACTGACGCAAGCTAATGAGGAACTGCAAAACAAAGCTACCTCAGCTATTGATGAAATTTGGAATAAGATTAGCGAGCTTCAAGATGTTACAGAGGCGCAGGCTGCTTGGACTAAAGAAATTTATAATACGATTGCGGCGATCCAAAAGCTGGCATCAGAAACTGCAACTGCGGTTTAGAAGTATAATGAAGCCGTAGGTAGTATCAATAAACTAGGCGCCACTGGTAGCTGGAGTGGAGGAACTGGCTCTGGAGGGAGCGGAACTGGCACAAGTGGAAACGTTTCTAGTAACATATCTACCACTACGCCTTCTACTCCTAATACATCAGCTGGTTCTACTGGAAGAATTAGGAAACAGCTAGGTCAATTTGATTCAAGTAGTCGTACTTATAAATTAATGACTATGAATGGCGCAGTTTATGAGGGAGGCGGTTGGTGGAATTATCCCTCTGGGATGAAAAGACAGATTGAATCTCTTGCTGCTGATTATAGTCGAAGTCAATTAAAACATTATGATACAGGTGGATATACTGGTGATTGGGGTTCTGATGGTCGTCTAGCGGTCCTGCATCAAAAGGAGCTTGTCCTCAACCAAGAGGATACAAAAAATATGCTCGCGGCGGTTCAAAGTATCCGTGAGCTGGCTCCTTCTATGATTGCAGAAATGCGCGCCCGCATTAGCGGTACCGCGGCCGCAAGTCAGTCATTGTTCGGTTCTAGATACTCTGGTATGCGGTCAGTTTTCGATCGCAAGGCTACTGAATTGGCGCAATCTGTCCAGATTAACGCAGACTTTCCTGGAGTGCGTGATGCCATTGAGATTAAAGAGGCTCTTGAATCTTTGGTTCAAACTTCTGCACAACGAATTAACTTCTATACAAAATAATTTAATGGGGTGGGTATAACAGCCCACCCCTTGGCGAGAAAGGAGAATGAATATGAGTAACTTAGCTGATGGACTCTATAAAGTCATATCTAATGAAGCTAGTAATTAGTTATCTCAATATCAAGCAGATAAAACAATTTCTGGTGAAATATTCTCTATTGTAGATGTAACAAAAGGAGAATATAAAGTACGATACCAAGATGGTGTTTGGTCTGCATTTTCACAGAGCAAAACAAAATATAAAATTGGAGATAATGTTTTAGTAAAAATTCCGCTGGGGGATTTTTCTAAGACTAAATATATAGAGGGTTATACCTATAATACCGATATTGCGGCTAGTAATGAGTCTAACTAGGTTGAAGAATCTTTTAGTCCAGATTGGTCAGTAATTTATGAGCAAAATTGGTCTGGCGAGATGGGATTGATTGCCTATGATGGGACTGATCACAAGAGCGAAATTACTTTGTTTGTGGCGGATGATACAACTAGTCATAGCGTATTTTAGCAATACGCAAATCGTGGAACTGAGTTTCGTATTTCTGCGGAATTTATGACCACGTTTGTAGATGCCAAAACAACTGGTAACTATGGCTTGCGGCTGACCTTCGCTACGTCGAAGGAGGACTCTCCTGAAGTGACATATACTTTAGATACATCGCTCTTTAATGGCGATCCTTACCGCAATTCATACTGGGCGCCGCAAACTATTTTGCTGACTGTCCCAAAACGGTATTTGACCGGCCTCCGCAAGATAGTGTTTTTCCAAGAGGGATTTACTGACTACGATCCTGCGGGCAATTCTACACAGCCGAATATCTACTGTCGTAACTTCAAGGCAGAGTGGATTAATGTCACAGATTTAACGGACTCTTCTTACTACCTCACAGTAGCAACGCCGCAAGGTATGGTGTTTACTGACAATTACCCCAGTCTTACGCTTCAGGCTAAATTAATGTCTGGCAGTGAATCTTTAATGAGTAAATCTTCTTGCTCTTGTTTATGGTATGTAGAAGATCCAGGAGTTTTGATTGGTAGCGAACAATACGAGAAAGCCGGAGGAGTAGGCTGGCGCCGCATTCAAAAAGATAAGTTTGATGTTATTACTGTCTTACGTTCTGAGTGTCCAGCCGCTACTACAAATTTTAAAGTAGTAGTAATCTATAATGAAGATAAGATTTTATCTAAGGAAATTTCCTTGATTAATTTAACAAGTCAATATGATTTATATTTAGATTTGACCTCTGATACGATTTTAGAAATAAAAGATAAGAAAAATGATACTCTCACAGTAAGTGGGCTATGGTATATTGAGTTACCCGATACGACTCGCATTGCGGCGGGTGATACCAAGTCTTTTTCTCTTGATTTAACGCCTTATCTTGCATATCCATGGATTAAAGTTTACTGCGATGTATTTGATGGTAGCACTAAGGTTAGTGTACTCAATTGGACGAATTATAAGTCTAATGAAGAAGATGAATTACCTAACTTTATCTTGCAATATTCTGGCGATGATGTTTTCCATTATGATGCTAACGGTGACATTTATGATGTCGCTGAGTATGATGATATTGAACATGTTTTACGGTGTAACATCGCAACTTCACAAGCTGATTCATTAACATTCACAATGCGGTGGTTAGACAGTGACAAGAAGCCTATTACCACTGAGCAAGAGTTCAAAGATTCTATGATGAGGTCAGTATGGGTAGATGCGGGAGATAATTCCCTACACTTCAAGGTTCGCACAAAGTTCTATGAAATGTTGAATAACAATACTGTTTACGTGCGGCTAACTGCTCTTGACGGCACTTATGTAGATTACGAAAAAGAGATTAGTTTCCTCAAGGACGGCGACCAAGGTACCAATGGTACGACTTATCTGTGCTTGATTAGACCTATTGATTTAAATAGTGAAGTTAAATGCACAGACAAGGTGGCTTTACGATATGCGGATGGAGCATGGGGAACTGACCAAATAGCATTTAAAGCATTTGTGTATTGTAATGGAGAATTAATTGAACAGCGTGCGGACAAGGCTGATTTTAATATTTCTTATACATGGCAAAGTAGAAATGTTAAAATTGTTACCGCAGGTCAGAATATTTATCACAAGGTTAATATTAAACCTATGGAAAATGGCGGTACTGATAGGTATTCTAATGGAGGCCACTATACTCGCTCAGGTAATACTGCACTTATTCCAGAAGAGATGGGTGGGTTTTATGTTAAAGTACAAGTCGATGTAAGATATAAAACAGAGAGTAAAACTAGCGTATATGCCTATTATCCTATTAATGTCTGCGTTGGAGCGCTTGATCTAGCTAAAGTATCATATGCGGCGCCGCAATACATTAAGTATTCATCTTCAGGAGTAAATCCGCAGTATGATAGTGAACCTCTTGCTTTCAGTTACGATGGAGTAGATGGCAAAGTAGAATCATTAAGTGGATTTTTGGGTATTTGGAATAATTATCTAACGCCTGCTTCGCATTACACAGGTGAAAATAATTCTGTGGGATTATTAAAAATGAGTATGGAGAATAATCAAGTAGATTATTTACTTCATTCTATATTTATGTATCTTAATCCTTATGGGAATGAAGCTATTAATAGTTGGGATGGCACTACAGTTGAAATTGATAATGATGGTGGGACCATTCTGGCGCCGCAGATTGGAGCGGGTACAAAAAATACTTCTAATCAATTTTCTGGCGTTGTAATGGGTAAAGATTCTACACAAGATAAAACTGGTTTGTATGGTTATAAGAATGGTATTAATACGTTTGCGCTACGAGAAGATGGTAAGGCTAGTTTCGGCACTAAAGGCTAGATTACTATTGATGGTGAGCACGCACAAATTACTGGTAAAAACAGTGGTGCTGATGACGGTCAATATATGACTATTAACCTTGTAAATATGGGCAATGGAACTTACGCTATTCAAATTGGTGATAAATTCCTTGTTGATTACGAAGGTAATTTAAAGTGCATTAATGCGAATGTAGCTGGAACCATTACTGCGACTGCAGGTGCCATTGGAGGATGCAGTATCGTTGATGGTAAATTACAAATTGCAGAAGCTAATATTTCTGGTAAGCTCACCGCGAATGTTATTGATGGTAGTGAATTAAATGTTAATTCTGCTAATATTGCAGATAGTGTTAATGCAAATTGGGTATATGCAGGAAATATTAATGCAGATAATATTAGTGGTGGAACTCTAGATTTTAGTAAATTAGGAGCAGAAGGTAGTAATGCTATTAAAAATCTAACGTGGAATATGGTATAGTATGCTTCCAAAAGTGCTTCTATTGATGGTATTGGCTCAAGCACTAATCGTCTAGCATACCTTTACGGTACTGAAGCAGGTTTCACGGGTGATGTTACTTGTAGCAAAACATTATCTGCGAATACTTTACGATTTGACGGTTGGTATTTAGGTTCTGCAGGAGTTAGAGAGGGTACAACAGGAGCATGGGTTTCTTGGAGTGATATTATTAAAGGTTCTACTACAAGTACAAAAACAGCGGTATTTGGATAAGAGGTGAAATAAATGGCATTAGCAACATTTCATTTTGGTTATCCTATAACTAGTGTTACGTTTAATGGGAAAACTGCAACTTCAAGTCCTGCATCCATAAGCTATTCAGCAACTGCAAGAATTTCTAACATTACAGTGACAAGCGGCTGGTCTGGTACTGTATACTGGGATACCGCAGCCTCTATGCCAGATCCGTATGTGTTAGCTACTGTTTCTAATGGCAGTGTTTCAATGAAAACTGCCAACCTAACCTACACTGGCAGTAATCGTGATGTATATTTTTCGGCCTCTGGTTCAGTAGCATCTTATACCCTGACTGCGGGTTCGATGCCTAGTATTTTATCATCTGTTTATTTTGGTGATGGTACAAGTATTACACAAAGCAATAGAAGTTGTAGTTTTGCTAATACAAAGCACATTCGTTCTATTTCATTAACATCATCTGGTTTAGCCTGGAGTGGAACCATCTATTGGAGTAGTTCCTCTGGCGGTACGACTTATCCAATTGCAGATATAACAAATGGTTCTATTTCTTATAGAAGCTCTATTGAATCAATTGATTTTAATAATAGAAGTAGAACAATTTATTTTACTGCCATAGGACAAACCACTTATAAATATCGTATCCATGCTATGACTACGGCAGATGGTTCATACTTTTCTGGAGGTTCGTAGGATTATTACGCCCCTTCGTCTAGTACATGGTACACGTCTAATACAGTTAGCAATACTTTCAACTTAGATACATTGCCAACACCAATTCGTGCTTATTATAAATTTGTTGGTTGGGCATATACTAATACAACGGACACAAGTCAAGCTCATACTGGGGAAGTAGCCATTAGCGGTACGACCGATGGCAAAGTAACAAATTTTTATGCGGTTTGGTCACTTGCACCAACCATTGTACTTAATGCTAATGGCGGTGTGTTCTAGGATACTCAAGCTATTACCAGGGAATATCCAAGATAGACTCCAGGAAACGCTTTTTATTTTTCTGGTCCTTCCGGGTTAGTGGCTAGAAATGGATATAAACTTTTAGGATGGAGTGCTAATGATACTGCTACCACTGCAGGATATGACCCAGATGGATGGGTAACAGTTAGCAATAGCACTGTCCAAAGATATTATGCAGTTTGGCAAAAGTCAGAAGCAACAATTACTTTGTATGGCAATGGCGGTTTATGGGGAGGTAATTTACAGTATCGCTCCTTCAAAAAAGAAGTGGGCGATGTTATTAACCTAGCAGATTATGGCCCCAATGGAACCCCGCCTCTGGGTAGGGCCTACTATAGTTTAGTAGGATGGAGCACATTTTCTACTGGAACTGCCGCATGGGGCGTAAATGGAACAATAACAGTAGGTGCGACTGACGCAAGTTATTATGCGATTTGGGAACCTCATATTGAGTTATTTTATTGGGATGGTGGCACAGGTTCTACTGATTCTTCTATTATAGCTAAGGGCTTACCTGTTACTAATTTAACTGCAAGTCGATGGAATAGATTTAAGAAAAAAATCAATGAAATTACCTAGGCTCAAACTGGAAAGGCTTGGAGTTACACAACCACCTCTTCTGGAGATAGTATTACTGCAATAGAAGTATTAAATGCTAGAAATGCAATTGCGGCACTTAATGGAAATGTTCCTTTGCCTACTGCTGCTTAGTTAGCCACTGGAAAAAAGATTTTAGCAAACTATTTTAATGGAAGTGGCTCTCTTAAAGCTGCATTAAATATAGTTATTAGTAATTATAATAATTCACGATAAAGGGCGGATTAATTTCCGCCCTTATTTTTTTGGACAAAACAAGATAATCTATTCAATCGTTTTTTTAAAATATATAGGAAATAAAAATGAGATAAAGGAGGCACGTCTATGGCAGTTTTATTTGCGCCAATTTTGCGGACGACTTAGCCTGCATTTGCGGCAAGCCAAGATGCACTAACAGTTTATTACACGCTGCCGCAAGCAGCTTCTTTAACAGATATTACCAGCATAGAAGTTAAGGTTAACACGCAAGATACAAATACTAATGTAGTCAATAATACAACAGGTATTTTGTCTGTATCTGCAACCGCAGGAAGTTTTTCTATTAACAAGGGAACACTCAAGACTGGGCACTGGGCGGCAGGTAAGTTATATAAAATTCAAGCCAGATTAGTGAATACTTCTGGCCGGAAGACTGAATGGTCTAATGTAATGATTACTAAGGCTATCACTTTGCCGCAAGTCAAAATTCTCAATGGTGAGACTACAACAAGTGGCTCAAATGAGATTTCTTCCATTCACAGTGAAACAGTAACAATGCCTACTTTCTATGGTGAAGTCACATTTGCGGCTGGTGAATCTGAGTATCTAGATACTTATCGTTTTGACCTATGGTATGAAGGCAAAATAGTAGAGACCTCTGGGAATATCCAATATAATAGCTCTACTAGCGCGGCGCCGCAATACCGTTTTCGCGAGTAGTTCGTAACCTATGATGAACATTCAGTCACCTTTTCTATTGTTTCTAATAATGGTTATGAAGCAACTAGCAAGCCTTATGTTTTTGAGGTTATTTCAACTACGTCAGGGCAAATTACTAATCTTGCGGTGACTGTTGATAGCACATCTATCGCCTGCATTGAGAACGCAATGATCCAAGTGCGGTTGACCTCAACAGAAGAGCTCAATGGCAATTATGTTATTGTACGTTCTGATGAAGATACTAACTATCAAGTGTGGGATGACGTTGCTTATCTTACCTATGTTGGTAAACAGTTAGCTAATGAGCTAGTATTTACTGACTACTATATTGAGTGCGGCAAGCAGTACAAGTATGCAGTTCAGCGCAAGCAAACTAATAACGCGCGGAGTGAATTACTGTTACCGCAAGACCCATCGCCGCATTGGGTAAATTTTGAATATTCCTATCTTTGCGGCCGGGGTACGCAGATTAAACTAAACTTTAGTGGTGAGTTGTCTAGTTTCAAGCATACTCAATTAGCTGGAAAGATGGACACTTTGGGATCGACTTATCCAACTATTGCTTATAATGGTCATGCTTATTACGCAGAATTTCCTTTGTCTGCGTTGGTATCCGCATATATGGATGAAGAGAATCTTTTCATGGAAAAGGATTTTGAGGTGCTCTCAACTAATCCCACTGCTGAATCTGTGCGGATTGAGCGCAAATTCCGACACAAGGTAGAAACATTTTTGAATGATAAACAATATAAATTATTCAAAACTCCTACCGAAGCAGACAAGAACATCATCGTTGCATTAACTGGAGCTACCTTGTCACCGCAGCAGAGCCTTAACCGCATGATTTATAGTTTTTCTACCAATGCTTATGAAGTAGCTGAAAATACCTTGTCTAATCTTAAAGACTTAGGGATTCTTAAGTCTGGAGAATGGCAAGATGTGTCTAGTCTAGAAGCACAAGCAGAGCGAGGCCAGATTGCAGGAACATTTGATCCATCTGTTGAGTTGTTTGATATTATTCGTCAGCAACAAGAGACAGAAATTGAGGGATATAAGTTTAGAGTAACTGCCTTGCGGACATTAAAACTAGCTAATAACGCAGATACTCCTGACATAGTGACTTTCCTAATTAATGGAAATGAAATTAATGTAGCTAGTGGTAAAGAGTATACACTTGCGGGCTTGCAGACTAGCGGAATTACTTCTATTAAACTTAAATCAACCGCGACTATCTTGTTAGACTACTCTGTTGAAAAGGTGTTAGAGGAAGTTAGAGAGGCTACAGTTTATACTCGATATATTGATAGAGATTGGGGCCAGATTAATCATGCCGCAGGCGGTGGTGAGAATCAAGACGTGATTGAAATGATTGTGGCTGATACCATGACTCGTGCGGCTAAAACTTATAATAATGGTACCGCATTAACAAAGCAAGAAGATGGTAGTTATATTACTTCTGATGGTAAAATGAGTTTTACTCTTGATGGAATTGAAACTATTAGTTTGCAAAATGCTGAGGGTGCGGTTCTTGAAATTGATGGAAACGGTGTTTATGTTGGCAGTACGTCACAATATCGTTTGCAGCCAATCGAAGATAAACTGACTACAATTATTTTGGTTAATGATAAACCTATGCTTATTAACTATAAAGTGCGTTTAGTCAGACGTATTCAAGGAGGGAATTAATTATGGATAATGCTTTCCTTGAAAAACTTGTAAATGAAAAAATACAAACAACCTACGCAAAAATCGTCACATACTCATTTGATGAGAAACCCCTTTCCTCCATAGAAGGTAGAGTATCCGGCGGATCAATCTAGGCCAATGGCGCTTCAGCGGTCCGCCGCACTCTATCTCTCTCTATGGTGGCAAAACCTGAAATTGCTAATATTGAAAATCTTGATAATGAAATTGCTATTAACAAGAAAGTAAAGGTTTACATTGGTCGCCTTGCTGGGGATGAGATTATGTGGTTTAATTGCGGGTTTTATGTTATATCAGGTGCCAGCGTTAATTAGTCTACTTCTGGATGGACAATTAGTATTTCTGGCAAGGATAAAATGGCTTTGTTGGATGGAACCGCGGGTGGTACATTACCTACTGCGGTAACTTTCCATGAGATTTTTGAAGATCTAGGGGATGGAAACTATAAGATAGATTACCCAACGATTTATCAGATTATTCAAGAAGCAGTTAACCATTATGGTGAGATTCCTCTGCATGACATTGTTATCAATGATTTAGAAAAAGTAGCGAAGGTCTTGATTAAATATATCGGTGGGAAGCCCATTTATTTTGCGGAAAACTATGCTTCATTTGTTTATGCAGAAGACGCGGTCCACACACAAAAATACACCTATGGACAAGATGTTGGATATGAATTTACTGCATTTACTTATCCTGGAGAATTAGTGCTTGCGGCTGGGGCTACAGTGGTTAATTTACTTGAGAAAATTTGTTAGATTTTAGGAAATTATGAATATTTTTTTGATTTAGATGGACGGTTCATCTTTCAAGAAAAGAAAAATTATTTAAATACGGTTAGTCCCATCACCTACCTAGTCCCGCAAGATTATATTTAGTCTTACTCTACCGAAGCAGCTTATGAGATTAAAGATTCTGATACTCTAGTATCTTTGACTCGTAGCCCTAGATATGAGGATATTAAAAATGATTTTGTGGTTTGGGGCAAGAATGATAGTGGAATGGATATTCATTATCGTTTGATAATTGATGAAAAACCTGTACTCAACAAGTGCAAGAAATATATGTGGTCAGTAGTTGACACGTCGGGGGATGTGATTAACTATTTGTATACTGATACTAATACTAAACCAGCCGAGGCAAAAGAACTTGCGGCGAGCCCTTGTGAGGAGTGGCGAGAAGAGATCTATCGCAATGCCTTAGAGCGTCAAGCGCAAGCGCAGTCTACTGAGCCTTATGATGCAGAGATGTTAGCCTTCTGGAGATTACTTTACGATCCAGATAATAAAGACTGGATATATGCGAATTACCCAGAATATAATCATTGGAATCCTAGTGTAAGAGAAGATCCAGCTGGTTTAGTTTTCTGGATAGACTTCATTGACACCACCAGCGAAGTGGGCAAGTATGCGGTGTCACAGATCGGTCGCCGCATGAAAGTGGTAAATAATGATGACATTAAGATACTATTTACCAAACAGATTCCTCCTATTGTTTTCATTCCTGATTATCAAGAAGTGGCAGATTTGCTTGAGATTGAATACACAAATGCAGAAGATGCTGCGGAGAAGGTGCGCGAATACTGCGCGGCTAATGAAACTAATTATTTCTTCCAGCTATCGCCGCAAGTAGAGTCTAGCTTCGTGAATAGCTCTACTGGATCATCCGCATTTGATGAGATTAGAAATCTACTATATCAATATCTAGTTTATAACACCACCATTTCTATTTCTTGCTTGCCAAGATATTGGTATGAGCCTAACAACATGATTTATCTTGAGAATCGTGAAAATGGTATTCAAGGAAATTATGTAATTACGCAATATTCGTTACCTTTAACATATAATGGCACTATGTCAATTACAATGACACAGGCTTTAACTAGAGTATAAGGAGGTTAAGTTATGCAAATAGGACAAATTGTATATCGTTTGCAAGACTATCGTAATAGAGAATCAGAAGTTTCTACCAATAAAAATGGTGTAGTGGTTGCGGGCGCGGGCGATCTAGATATGACGAGCGATCTATTTGGATAGTTTGCGGAGAGCGTTTCTTATCGCAATGCGAAGGTCACGAAACTCGGCGTACAAGCACCACCGCACACTAAAATGATTATTGATGGCAGAGACATCCAAGTTGGAAACACTGGTATCTATGAGCTTGATGATGATATTATTATTGAGAAAATCAAATTTAAGACTGGTCAAGAATTACAAAATGTAATTATTGACTTTATCTATAACAAGTGAGGTGAGTGTATATGAATATGCTTTCCTTCTATGGCGGACCTGCTGGTAAGGATTTTACTATTGCCAAGATTTTTGATAGCAAAGCCAGCTTAGATGCTGATATTGCGGCGGGTGATGCCAGTGAAATCTATGCAGGTGATTATGTATTAGTGTCATACGGTGACACTAATACCCCAGCATTTTCTACCAATAGACAAAAAGATGGGGATAAATCCTATAATGCTACCCTATGGAAGAAAGATTGGAACAATGGCTATGAATACCGCTTAATTTGTAGTATTGCAAGTAGTTATCCCTTATTCAGTGTGGGCGCGGCCGATGCTAGTCTGCCGTTTGGGTCAGCGCCGCAATTAACCATAGATTCTTCTTCTCTTGCTAATCCAAAAGTTGGGTTGAAGATGCCCGCTAGTTTAATAGCGGGAACTGCGAATACCACTGAATCGGTGGCTCCTACTACTGCAGCAAGTATTACTCCAGTATATGGTGGTACTTTGGGGAATGAATTATCATTCCAAGCCAAAATTCCACAAGGTGTAACATTTACTCCATCTGTTTCTGATGCAGGTGAAATTAGTTGGACTAATAATGGTGGTTTAGCTAACCCCGCGACTAAAAACATTAAGGGCCAGAAAGGTGATACTGGTGTAAGTTTTGCGGGAATTGAATATACTCCCTCAGCTGCAAGTGGTGGAAATAATACCTTTAAAGTAAAGTATTCTAATGGAACTACGGGAACTGAAAGCTACAACATTAAAAATGGTGTTGATATTACTAATGTAGAAGAAACTATTTCTGATGTCGATGGCGGAACAAATTCTATTACATTTGTTAAATCAGATGGTACAAAAGTTGGTCCTGTGACTGTAAAGAATGGATCTAAAGGCTCAACTGGCACGATTAAAAGTGTTACTGCAACAGTTGATGCTAATGTAGGCACCCCGCAAGTTACAGCAAAAGCGGAGGGTGATCCGAGCAACGTTGATATTGTATTTGATTTCAAGAATCTCAAAGGCAATCCAGGTGTTATTTCTGCGGTGACTGCTACTGTAGATAATACTAGTGTTGAGATTGGCGATCCCGCATGTGTGGTTACTGCGGGTGGCACTCCAGAAAATAGAACCTTTGATTTGGCTTTTAATCATCTTGTAGGAAAACAAGGTGTTCAAGGTGAGAGAGGTTATTATTTTACTCCTGTAGTTAGTGCAATGGGAGATTTAAGTTGGAATAATAATGGTGAATTAGATAATCCTGCAACAGTAAATATTAAAGGACCTAAAGGCGATGGCGGTACTGTAGAAATTACTAATATTTTAATTGATAATGGTAGTAGTGAGACTGCTACTCCAAGCGCAGAAGTAATTTCTGGCACAACAGATCCTCAGCACGCGAAGTATAGTTTATCGTTCCATAATCTAGTGGGTAAACGCGGTGCGCAAGGTCCTAGAGGTTATTATTTTCTTCCTAGTGTTGCGACCAATGGTGATTTAAGTTGGAGTAACAATGGTGAATTGGCTAATCCTACTACCGTGAATATTCGAGGTCCGCAAGGAGAGGTTGGTAATCCTCTAAATATTATCGCTACTGAGATTATTACTGCGGCACAGGTTGCGGAGGATACTCTTGCGGCAGTGGGTGCGGAACTGACAGCGCGGGGTCGAGATCCGCAGGCAGGAGAATTAATTGCTGTTACTTATGAAAAAGCTGAAAATGATGTTATTTCTTATTGGTATTTCAAAGTTGATGCAACTTGGCAAAGGGTTCAACTCTCTGGTGGTATGGGCGGTGCTATTGTAAATACCAAAGTAACAGATGCTACAGCTAGCTCTAAGGTTTATAGCGCAGAATATGTTAATGCGCTTGAAGCAAGATTAGCGGTGTTAGAAAATACTTTGACAATTGGAAAGATTGGAGGGAATTGAGTAAATGGCATTATTTAAACAATTTCATGGTACAGAGACGGAATTGAATACTACAATTCCCATTCAAGAAGGTAGAAACTATTTTTTAACAGATAACGGTAAAATGTTCATTGATACTGCAAATGAACGAATTTGTTTAAATGCGGAGGAAGCTGATGTCGCAGGGGCACTGAAAAACGGTGACGAGGAACTGACCGCCGCAAATATTTTAACAAAAGACGCAACAATTGGATTAGCGAATGGTGGCACTGGCGCGAGTGATTTGGCTGGAGCTAGAGCTGGATTACAGATAGACCGTGCAGTAGCTAATGTTTTGACTCTTGCTATGGGGAATTGGGTAGAGAATGAAGGAAAATATCAGTAGGTAGTTAATTTAACTGGCTTAAAGTGCGGTTATGCTGGCAATGTTCCTCCTATAGTTAGTCCTGCGGTAGGGACGCAGGTCGCGGATTTTGCGCTATTAGATTCTGTTGAAGCTAATTTGGAGAATAAGACTCTAACTGTTGTCGCGCGGAAGCTACCGAGTGCAGATTTAAGTATTGTGGTAACTGACCATCAATGAAAATTTTTGGACAAAACAAGATAAGAGAAATAAGAGATTTTTTAAAGAATATTAGAGGGTAAGATATTCTCTGATTGAATGTTTTGATTAGGGAAGGATGCGTCCTTCCCTATTTTTTATTTAAGAAAGGAGATTGCAAATGGCAGTTAAATGTATTTTAACAGGTTAGACTCCTAGCGTATTAGACGGTGTAACTGAGAATGTACAAAGTCAAATTGATAATAAAGTCAATAAAGTAACTGGTAAGGGGTTATCTACTGAGGATTATACTACTACAGAAAAGACTAAATTAAGTGGTATTGAAGAAGGCGCTCAGAAGAATACTGTTACTAGTGTTGCGGGAAAGACTGGTGCGGTGACCCTTGCGAAGGACGATGTTGGGTTAGGTAACGTAGACAATACAAGTGATGAAAGTAAGCCTATTAGTACAGCTACTCAGACAGCACTCGATAAGAAACAAGATAAATTACCAGACAGGGTAACAATTGATAATTCTGAAATTTCATTAATGACTTCCAAGGGGTATAATCCAACTTCATTTTAGGCGCTGGATGATGGTAATTCTTTTGTATCTGTGTCATATTCGGCAGGCGAAGATTCATATTATGGTTTTTCGGCTCCACTAGAACAAGATCCTAATTTAGGTCAAATACCAAATAGAGTTTACTTAATTAGTGCTCATGAAACTACCTCATCTGGAGGACAGTATGTACCAAATTTCACTACCCCTGTCTCTTTAAAAAATGTTGCTGACCCAACTGATTGGACGGACGCAGCCAATAAACAATGGACTGACACATTTGTTAAAAACATTAGTGAAACAAATATTAAAGGGGCTTTATCTGTAAATGGTATCCTCAAAGGCGATGGAACAGGCACGGTTACTGCTGCAGAAGAAGCAGAGGCAGAGTTAGTTGAGTTAACAGCTGATAGTATAGGGGCTGCCAGTAAAGAATATGTTGATTCTGTTGCAACTGGCACAACTCTCTCAGTTACTCTTGCTTCAGCATCTTGGACAGGAACTGCGGCACCTTATACATATACAATCAGTAACTCTGCAATTACTGCGACTAGTAATCAAGAACTAACTCCTGCAACAGATATTACTGCAGATCAATTAACTGCATTACAAAATGCAAATATTATTGATGGAGGGTAGGCCGCAGGTAGTATGACGCTAAAAGCCTTTGGCGAGAAACCGTCTGTTGATATTCCAGTTAGGATTATCATAAAGGGGTGATGATTAGTGGCAACGCTAATTAAAGTTAAAGGTAGCGGTCAAGGTGGTTATGAATTTCCTAATGGAATGAAATGGGAATAGAGTAATATTACTAGCGTCGGATTCGAGGGTCTTTATTGTGCTAATGGTATTTGGGTAGCTGGGTGTAGAAATAATGGAGGTATTTATTATTCAATAGACGGAAAAACATGGACACAAAGTAATATAACAACTGGCTATTTTGGCCGTATCTATAATGCCAATGGTATTTGGGTAGCTGCTGGGGATAATGGTAGTGGATTATATTACTCAACTGATGGTAAAACTTGGATTAAAAGTAGTAGTATTCCATCCGGCAGTATAACATCCGGCATTAATTTAACTGTCCTTGGTTATGCTGATGGTATTTGGGTTGTAGGTACCGACCAAAATGACAACATGTACTACTCAACCGATGGTAAAACTTGGCATAAGAACGGTACCACTATTGTTTTACCTCGCTCTTTATATCATGCTAATGGATTATGGGTAATAGGAAGTTTTAATAAGGGCCTCTATTACTCTGTTGATGGCAAATCATGGGTCCAGAGTAATATAACTTCTCAAGAATTCCATGGTCTTTATTATGCTAATGGACTGTGGGTAGCTGGGGGCGATGGCGGCATTTATTATTCAACCGATGGTAAAAACTGGACTCAAAGCGATGTTAATAGTATATCAGATATTCATACCGTTTGTTATGCTAATGGTCTTTGGGTTGCGGGTAGCGACGGTAATGGCGGCATTTATTATTCAACCGATGGCAAAATTTGGGCTAAGAGCAATATTACATCTGGGTCATTTTACTCCGTATATAATGCAAATGGTATTTGGGTAGCTGCACATTATTAGAGCACTGATGCGGGTCTTTACTACTCTCCAACATGGGAACCTACTATCCCCGCCGGTGATTATATGTTCTCGGCTGCACCAGGGTCGCCCGCTTTTAATCCAACTGAGCGTGGGAATGTAACTTTAACTGAAACAATTAATTTTGTTTCAAATGATGAAACTCATTCTACGATGACAGCGAAACAAACATATACATACATAAAGGAGTAAGATAAATGGCAGACGAACCTATAGCATTGAATTATGCTGTTGACTATGATGGTTCATAGGTATACATATCTGGAACAGGCTGGACAAACCCAGCATATCGTAACATAACAATTAAAAAAGATACTCCCGTATCACCTACGTTTTATAATTGGTTTATGGCTAATGCAATTAAGATACCAAAATTATCAACAGTATTAAATGATAATAGTTGGGCTGATATTGCGGCAGCTGCAGATTTAGGTATTGGATAGAATTACTGGTCTGTTGGTGATACTAAAGAAGTGCATCTAAGTGGCACTGCCGGTGGCGTGACATGGAACAATGATTATTGGGTCTACATTATTGGATTTGACCACAACTCTGCAAAAGAAGGTAAGGGTATTGCATTCCAGGGCTTCAAAACCGCTCAGACCGGTGGTACGGATATTTGTTTGATTGGTGCCAATTATAACAATACTGGTACAGCTGGTTTTGTTGTCAACCAATCCGCTATCAATAGTGGTGGATGGAATGGCAGTTATGCCTATAAGACTATTATGCCACAAATTAAGGCTATTTTTCCGTCTGACTTGCAAGCTGTAATTAGAACCACCATTTTGTATACCGATAATACTGGCAATAAATCTACGTCTGCAAGTACGGTCACCGCCAATGGCAACTAGGTGTACTATCTTGCCGAATATGAGGTGTTTGGTGCCAACACTAACGCCAATACAAATGAAGCGGCACAGCAGGCACAGTATGATTACTACAAGGCTGGCAACAGTAAAATCAAGTATCGTAGTGATAGTACAGGCACCGCTACTGTCTGGTGGCTTCGCTCTCCTTACCGTAGCGACAGCTCCACCTTTTGCGGTGTCTACGCGAGTGGGTGGGCCACCGTCGGCAGCGCGTACTACTCCTATGGTTCTGCTCCTTGTTTCAAAGTTTAACCACTAGAAGGAGAAACTATGACAAATTTCATAACACGTCGCCGCACACGTTTTTCTGCGCTCTGCGGCGATGTTAATATACCTTATGGAACGAATATTCCAGCAATAGAAAATTATCTTACTTATCATGACCTACCTCTTTGCTTAACAACAAGTGAAAATAGTCATACTTACTTTTGCGGTAATGATGATGGTCAAGGTAAGTTACGTGGACAATTAATAGAAACAATAACGAAAACATTGCAAAAGCAAGATAAAAATCATCAGTCTCGGTGGAACCGCATTTGGGCTGATAGTATAGCAAATAAATATCGTAAGAAAGAATTTGATGATTATTTCTTATGGGGTCATGATTTTTATGAAGCAAATGTTGAAGATTTACAACATATTGCAGAGCTCGTAAAGGAGTGAAATAATGGCAACAATAATTGATGGTTCTCTTGCTCCGAGAGGTAAGAAGGTAAGTTTTCCTAATGGAATGGAATGGTATGAGAGTAATATAACTAGTGGACGATTTCCCCGTGTGCATTATGCTGATGGACTTTGGGTCGCAGGGAGCATAAATGAAGGACTTTATTATTCTTTAAATGGTAAAACCTGGGCATAGAGCAATATTACGTCTTTAAGTTTTATTTCTCTATATAAAGCAGATGGACTCTGGGTAGCGGGAGGATATAGTACGGGTCTCTACTATTCAATCGATGGTAAGATTTGGAAACAAAGCAATATTACCTCTGAGCATATCTACTCCATATATAATGCTAATGGCCTTTGGGTGGTAGGAGGGTCTAGTAGTAAAGGTATTCTTTATTCAGTTGATGGTAAGACATGGACAAGTAGTAATATTACTTCTAAATAGATAAATGTAATTTATTATGCGGACGGGCTATGGGTTGCAGGAAGTGCTGAAAATGGTTATTACTACTCAACCAATGGTAAAACTTGGACTCAAAGCAATATATCATCGGGCTATGCTAACTCAATATATAAAGTAAATGGACTATGGGTGCTCGGAGGCAAGGGAATATACTATTCTACAGATGGTAAGACATGGACACAAAGTAATATTACGTCAAACAGTATGACAATCCATTATTATAGTGGAGTATGGGTGGCCGGAGATGGTTCTCAGCAAACAGGATTTTATTTTTCTACTGATGGAAAATCTTGGAGTCCAGCTGCCTGTAGCGAGAAATATGTACAAGTAAGTGAGATATTCGGTTCTTCGGGAATATATGTGGCTGGGATTAGTAAGGGTGCTTCGTATTCAATTGACGGTAAGACTTGGTACATAGTACCATTTAAAGATGTGCCATGTATTTATAATGCAAATGGTATTTGGGTTGCTGGGACTGGCTCGGGTCTTTACTACTCCCCCACTTGGGAAGTTTCTACTCCTCCTCGTCCAGTAAGCGAAGAATGGGTATTGAAAAGTAGTGTTAATATGACTTCTCCTGTTGACCTGTCTAATCAATCTATTAATGTTGAGTTTCAGAGTGCTTTACAAGATTACTCTAAAATTAGCTTTAACGTAAGTGGATAAAGAAAGGAGAATAATGAATGCCAGTATTGGGTTATATTACATATGATGATACTAAAATTGATGATTCAAATACTCCATAGGGGAGCGTTATTACTGCGTTGGAACCATATTCAGTTTATCGTAATCTCAAATTCTACTCTCCAACAACTGGAGAATTAAAACTTGGCTTGAAGCAAATGCGGTTAAAATGCCACTTACTGGGACATGGGTGTTTAATGAGAAGTTAACCACTGCGACGCCGCCTCTTCGTACTGATATAGCATTTACTAGTAATGGGACAGAATTTACTAACATACACACAGGAGGAGGAGGCCTTGAACCTACAAAGTCTTACTATCTTTTTTATAATGATACAAACGTAAACAGTAACAGTGCATATACTGGTAATTGGGTTAATCAAGCCTACCGTGCAATAACTTTCACTTAGCCCGTGCAGTATGAAGGCAATGAAGAATTTGTGAGGTGGTTTGTTGACAATGCGGCACCCCCCAAGCCTGAGTTGAGTGGGACCTATTTGTTTAATGCAGAATTAACAGTTCCTATTTTATCAGATGGCAGACCGTTGGTTGATGGAACGAACGACGCGTTGTCAGTTGGCGCCAGCCCGATATTTATCACAAACTCTGTATTTGAATGTGGCGGTGTTAGTTATGAAAGTATGGGCTTCCAAAATAACCGTCTTGAAAGTAAAGGGACACCCCATTTTACCTTCATATATTCACCCGTTTCGGGCAATGATAGTCGGGTATATAATCCAACGATTGACCAAGATGATGGCTGGAGCGATGAATCATACCGCACTGTTACATTCACAACGCCATTTCCTCGTTCTTCGAACACATGGTTCTATGATTGGTTTATTCAAAATACAACAAAACAATCTTAACTACTGCGGCGAGCCAACCACTCGCTGCAATTATATAAAGAATGAAAGGAGATAATCCTTTGAATATATTAACACTAAATAATAAAATAATCACCTTAGGTGGAAGCGTATTAAATTACACACCTCCTCCTGCTCCTATGATAAATAAATACACCATACAAGTAAAAGCAGATTCTGACAGCTCTGTTACTGGTGTTTGTGATGGAACAACTGTAACTTTTCAAGAAGTAAGTACAGGGGTTTATAATGCCACGGTGACTAAAACTGGAACGTGGATAATAACAGCTACTAAAGGATAGATAAGCGCAACGGCTTATATTGAGATTAAGTCTAATTATTATGAGGAAATAGTTTATAAAGCAGTAGCCCTTACTTCTCCTCAAAGTGGGTTAAATTATGTCAACGGGGTTCCCAATGATTGGGATATTATGAAAGAAATAGGAAAAGCTATTTCTGATGCCTCTAGTTCTATCACTGCTAATACCACAGAACCGATTTATGTTAATAAAGGAAGTTCTTGGGCTTATAAAATTACTCCGGGTGATACTATTGCCGTTAATGGGAATCTATATGCGGTAATGGGCTTTAATAATTAGAAACTAACTAATACATCAAGCTATGGTGGAAATAATACATATGCTGGTTTAACCTTTGGTATGGTAGATTGCTGTGGGAAATACCCAATGAATAGTTCACACACAAATGAAGGCTGTTGGGGCGCAAGTTTAATGAGAACCTCAACTATGGAAAGCTTAAAAACAGGGATGCCTTCTACTATGGCGAAAGTTAGAATACCATATTACAAACGTAATGGTCTCCTTCCGCTTAACAATGATGATTATATGTTCTTGCCCGCAGAAAAAGAAGTATATGGTGCGCGAAGCTACTCCCCTGTTGTAGAAGCAAATGCTTTAACACAATTTGCTTACTATAAAAACGGGGGAAGTATGATTAAAAACTATGATGGTTCCGCTGCTTGGTGGTGGCTTCGCTCAGTTTATTCTTCGGACGATGCCCAATTCTGCTGTATGACCGTTGATGGTAGCGCAGGTGTCAATGAAGCGGGTTTCCTTGGCGGGGCGGCCCCTTGCTTTTGTGTATAACCTAAACCACATTGCGATATAAGTTGATACATTAATCTAATGATTTAATGAAGGGTATACTTCTATTTTGAAGTATAGTTAAGGTAATACATTATGCCAAAAGTATATCTTATCCCCGCATATCATTATTCTAATAACAATTAAAATTAAAAGGAGGAAAATTTCATGGATGAAATCATTGCAATCGTAGGTAAAGTTCTCGCGGCAGCTGTTGTCGCGCTGTTTGCTTACCTAGTCCCCAAAATCAAGACTTGGCTAGATGCTAAGATCGGCGCAGAAGGAACCGCAAAAGTTCTGTTGCTAATCGAAAACTTCGTGACTGCAGCGGATCAACTCTACAAAGCAGATGATCCTACGGGTGTTATTCGCAAGAAGTACGTCGAGGATCAACTCAAAGCGCTTGGTTATGCTATCACTGATGAGCTAAATAGCTTCATTGAAAGTGCAGTCAAGAAATGTAACAAAGAATACAATAAATAAGAAAAGCCCCTTACTCACAAGGTAAGGGGCTAATTTTTTTTATGCGGGACCGATCGGGTAATCTAGTATTGTAGATCTCTTGGAAAAAATTTTTCCTTTTTAGGACAAAAGTATTTAATCGACATAGCTGATTTTTCATATAATAATGAGGGATGGAAAAATTCTTCCCAAATTTATTATGAAAGGAAATACCAAATATGTATCAAGGCTATGGACAGCAACCAGTCCGGGCACCACAAAATTATTTTTCAATGCAGCCACAGCAGACTGCTTTGAAGGGTCGCCCCGTATCTTCTCTAGAGGAAGTGCGTGCGACAGGAATTGATTTTGATGGTAGTGTTTTCTATTTTCCGGACATCGCAAACAAGAGAATCTACACCAAACAGATAGGAATGGATGGTACTGCTATACTAAATATGTATGAGCAGAAACCATTACCGCAAGAGGCTCCCGCAGGTACCTACATAACAAGAGAAGAATTAGATAGGGCATTGCGAGAACTAAAAGAAGAAATGCGGCAACCCAGCCTAGAGATCTCTAAACCTGAAGAGACCGATCGTAAGGCTGAATCGCCACAGTATAATTTCTAAGGAGGAAAAGAAATGAATCCAGTGCAATTAATCGCAATGCTCCGTGGTGGAGGTAATCCGCAACAACTTGTAATGTCACTGTTACAAGGTGAAATGGGCAATACTCCAATGGGTCAAAATCTTCTTTCTCTTGCTTAGAAGGGTGACTCGCCGCAGATTGAAGAAATCGCGCGCAATATCTGTAAACAAAAAGGTGTGGACTTCGATAAAGAATTTAGTGCCTTTAAACAGTTGTTAGGCATTAGATAATATATTTATTTAAGGAGGACACAAAATGTTCAATTCTAACTCTAATGGTTACAGCTTAGCGGATATTGCGGCTGCGACCGGTAACTCTGGTTCTAAGCAGGATGGCGTCTGGGGCGATGGATCTGGTGCCTGGTGGATTATTATTTTATTCCTGTTCTGCTTCGCTGGCGGCTGGGGTAATGGCGGATGGGGCGGTAACCGCGATGGTGGTTCTGCTACTCCTGGCGTTAATTACAGCCTTGATCTAGCTGGCTTAACCTCTGGCTATCGTGATGCTATGGGCTCTCGTGCCGAAATTGCTAATGGCTTTTATGACATTAATACCAATCTGCTGACTGGCTTTGCTAATACTCAGGCTGCTATGTGCGCCGGCAACAATGCTCTGCTCGCTGCGGATAATGCCAACACGAATGCTCTGCTGGCAGCGAATACCTCTACAACCAATACTCTAAACAATTCCCTGCAAAACCTCAGCACGCAACTCGCTTCCTGCTGTTGCGAAAACCGTTTTACGACCGCACAGAGTTTTGCGGACCTGAACTACAACCTCGCTTCTATTGCTTGTCAGAACCGTCAGGCGACTGCCGATGCTGCCCGTGACATTATTGACAACCAAAATGCTAATACTCGTAGCATTATGGACTTTATGGTTCAGAGCAAGATTGATCAGCTTACTTCTGAGAATACTTCTCTGCGTGGTCAGATTTCTCAGGCTGAGCAGAACGCTTATCTGATCAATGCACTTGGTGCCAAGGCTCCGCAGGCTGCTTATGTGGTCGCTAATCCCTACACCGGTACTGCCTATGCCGGCTATGGCTGCGGCGCTACTTCTGCGTGTGGGTGCGGAGTTTAATTAAGGAGGCAAGAAAATGGAAATTACTGCCAATGCTGTACAAACTGTAGCAGAAAATAGTAACGTATTATTTACAAACACTTCTGTAGCGGGAAGTTCCTGTATTGTATATCGTGAAGGTAGTGGGCTAGTAACCTTGCGAGGTTTGACTAATGGTCAATGTCGCGCAAGATTCCGTGTGACGTTCGGTGGGAATGTAGCGATTCCCACCGGCGGCACCGCAGGCCCTGTTTCAGTAGCAATTGCCATTAATGGCGAACCTGTGCAAACTTCTACTATGATTGTTACTCCTGCTGCTGTAAATGAGTATTTTAATGTATATCGTTCAATGTTCTTGGATGTTCCTCGTGGTTGTTGTTCTCAAATTAGCGTAGAAAATCTAACCGAAGCAGATATCTTAGTCCAGAACGCAAATCTGACGATTGAGAGGGTAGCATAATGAAAGAATTTAAAATGATGCAAGATCAATTGATGTCGGTCGTCAAAGCACAAATGGGTGATCTGTCATGTGTTGATACCAATGAATTAGGCGAAGCTATTGATATGATTAAAGACCTCTCACAAACAATGTATTACTGCGCTGCGGCTAAGGCTCTTGAAGAAGAACCTAGCGAGACTCGCTATTATGGCGGACCGCGTCGCCGCATGCCTTATCCAGATTATGATGAAGATACTTATTATCGTGATATGGATAGAGACAAAGGCCGTATGTATTACAAAGAAAGATATGATATTCGCGAGTATCCAATGATGCGTGACCGTAGAGAAGGTCGCAGTCCTGAACTGCGTAAACACTATATGGAATCTAAAGAGTTGCATCACGATACCGCGGTTTCTATGAAAGAATTAGAGAGTTATTTAAACGAACTAAGTAAAGACATTGTAGAGATGGTTGATGATGCTACCCCAGACGAAAAGGCGCTTCTATAGAAAAAATTACAAACTCTCGCATCTAAAGTGGTTTAATGTTTCATATTAATGGAGAAGAATGGCGCGTCGTTTATGTCGCGCCTTCTCATCCTAAACTTATTCGATCAGATGGAAGCGTTAGTATTGGGGCTTGTGACGATGATACAAAAACCATCTATATCAGTTATGAAACACCTCGCCACAAATTAAAAAAAGTGCTGTGCCACGAAATAACTCATGCGGCAATGTTTAGCTATAATGTTGATTTATCAATCTAGCAAGAAGAGATTTTGGCGGATCTCATTGCAACTTATGGACAAGAAATAGTAGGCATTACTAACTGTCTAAATAATAGAATTAGGGGAACCTCTTGATTTGAGGTTCCCCCTTTTTTTATTGCCCTAAATGTTTTGAATATTTTTCGTGAACTAGTTTATATAGTTCACTACCATCTGAGTTTCCACCCATACCTGTATAAATTTCATATTCTTTTTTCAGAGCAAGCCACTCGTCTACAGTAATCTGGTGGCTATCTTGCAGGACTTCTTTGCACTTTGCCTTGAATTGCGGGCCTTGAACGTCTAGAACGCCTCGACGGATACTTTCTACATCCTTGCGAACATCTTTTATGTCATCTTTTAGATCGACCAATTCTGCATAAACTCCATCAATATCATCCTTGGTGTCTGACCGCAGCTTATCAATAGAGTCCTAAATGGTTTTGTTGCTAGCGGTTAGCACTTTAGTCATTTTTTCAAGAAGTTTATCGTCGCGTTCTTCCATCTTGTGATCCAGGCTTTCCTTAAAGAGTTTGAAATGATGCTTCAATAGAAATCCTCCTCCGGTTACAACTATTCCAAAGAGGACTTCTACCCAATATTTCAGAATAAACTCTCCCATTGGTAGATACCTCGTTTCTTACAAAAAATAAGTTCATATCCCTACTATATTTGAAAAAACGAGTATATAGATTACATTATTTTGACCAATCTAAAGAAAAATTTTTTACTCCATGCTCGCCAATACAAATTGCATCAGCCTCATCTTCTGTAGCCTAGATTCCATATTTCTCTAAGACATGGGCTTGCGCCGCTGGCTTATATTCACTGCGGACGCGCCCCTTGACACCGCAGGTTTTTCTCCACGTCGCCGCAGGAACAATGGTATAAGGAATATTTTCCTCAATACAAGTTACAATCAATGCGCCTTGCACTTGAGCAAGTTTCTTGAAGGTAGTAACACCAATATTTCCTCTACCTAGGTCCTGAAGCTAAATATCCTCAAAATAAATTTCTACATTAGGCTTCAAAGGTTCTAACTTGTCAAGTAACCACTACCGCAATTTTACAATGCGATGCTCATAATCACCAGAAGGGGAGAAGACCCCATGCGCGATGAGGTCTTTATCCTAAAAAACTGCATAGCCCGTAAGCTGAGTGCTCTAATCAAGAGCGATGATAAATTTACTGGCCACTTGATCCGAAGCCTCCTTCTCCACGGTCTGTTTCGTCAAGACTATCAACAAGAGTAAGATTAGTCTCTAGAACAGGCAGAATACAGAATTGCGCGATGCGGTCGCCATAGCTTACCATCTGGTCTTGGTCGCTGTCATTATGCAAAGACACTTTCCACGTGCCTCGATACCCTGCATCGATAACACCTACGCAGTTTGAATTACGAAGATGCTTCTTGCTTGCTGTACCACTCCGCGGGAATACCGCCGCAAAATAGCCTTCTGGAATTTCAGTTGCGAAACCTAAATCAATCATCACGCTACTGTGCGCGGGAACCCAGAAGAAATCTCCTTTGCGAGCACCGGTCGGTGCATACAAATCAAAACAAGCATCTGTATCGTGCGCCTTAGTAGGCATCGTCGCAAATGGCTCAACTAATTTAATCTTTACATCAATCACAGATCTACCTCCACATGATGCGGCAGGTCATAGGTCGCTGCAATTGTGCTATCAGGTTCCTTTACATCATTGAACACTAGTTTAGCTTTTACCACTTGATACTCTTCTTCGGTTTTCTTATTATACTTGGTTGTATAAGAGAAGCTTTCTAACTCACAATACTTGAGGTTAGATAGTTCCTCCCGCAACTCAAGCGCATCTTCTACAGTAGGCACACGATAGGTATTAACAGCATTAATCAGATAAGTCATATTTTTTCTCCTTTAGCACAATTCAATGCGGATGTTGAGGTTCGCCGCATTTGCATATTTTTTGTGTTCAAAATCTTTAAACTCTTGTTTTAATTCATCTTCTGTGTATGGAATGGTATTTGTATTACCGTAAAAAACTACATCAAAGTTATCTTCCGCATAACATAAATCAGTTAGCGCATCTTTAAATTTATTCCAGTCATTTGATAGCTGATACATTTTAACTCCCGCGGTTTCAGTAGTTTCATATACATAAATACCAGTTAAACCAACCATTCCAGGTCTATAATCGACAATAATCATTTTGATTCAACTACTCCTCTATCATAGTCAAACAGCACAAATGCGTGGGTATCTTCGGGATCATTATTTAATGTTACCCAACATTCAAGCGCCATTTCATCACTTGTTTTCTCAATGGATTTAATTTCACCAAGTTCCTGCAGAATTGCGAGGATATTATCGCGAGTAATGTGCCTAAATTGTGGAGACTCTTGATGGAATAGAGTAAAATACCTTAACTCGTGATTAAGTAGCATATAATAATTTGCACGATGCCAATTCAAGAAATCTGCAATTGTCTGGTCCGCAGCCGCAAGATCTTTCTCACTCAATGGCGGTAGTTTACCATAATTTATCTGATTTAATTCATAAATGGTCATCAGGTCATTTCTCCTTTATTTCATAAGGAAGAATTAATGAATTTGAGGAAATTTCCTTATAATGGTTATTACCTCCAAGCGATTTTAATTCTTCTGGATTTAAATGAGTATACACATAAATGCGAGTATGTGGTATAACACGGAGCGCCTCATGTATCACCAAATCAGTAAGGAATAAATTATCCTCACTTAGTGGCTCACCATGATTAATAGTTAAAATAGGTGAAGATAATTTATCAAGTGCTGTGATTAGGTTATTCAAATTAAATAGATTAAATTCTTTCGCGGCAAGGTCTCCCTCTGCAGCAGTATGAAACTCAACTTGATTTGGTAATACAGTTATTTGTGAGTATTTCATTAGTCACATTTACTCCAGCCGCAAGACTTACACTGAATGCAACCATTCTCATGTGAAATCTCAGCACCACACTCAGGACAGACAACGATATTTCTAACAGATTCTTTCTCTTGTTTTAGTTCAGTCGTTCGTGTGATTTGGTCACTTGTGTATACGCCTAACTCACATTTTACCTCTTGTTCCATTTCTACCAGCGCATTACCAACTGCCATAGGGCAACAAGAGCCAGGGGACGTATCTTGTGAAATTGCTCTGCGGGTAGCGTAGCTTGGGCAAACTCCCGTGCTATCAAGTTGATCTTTAATGTCTTTAACACTTACACCTGCGCGAGCCGCTATTGACACCATGCGACTGAGCCCTGTCATGAAGTTCGCACATCCGCCTGTCGATCCTTTACTTAGGAATACCTCCATCAAGTTACCAGAGTTGGGATCAAACCAAGCCTGGACATGAAGACTACCGCATCCAGATTGTAGTTTGCGTTTTCTGCCAATAAGCTGATCTGAACATTTGATAATCTCACCTCGTGCTAGAGAAACTTCTTTTTCGACTGGTTTATCAGAATCTTTAACTAGAATACCCTCTCTGGCGCAGCCCGCACGATAAACTGTTACGCCCTTGAGATCGTTTTCCCAAGCGTACATATATAAATCTTCAACATCCTCAATCGTTGCGGAATTAGGCAGATTGATTGTAGAGGAGATACTAGCATCAATATGCTCTTGCCAGATAGCCTGCATTTTAATGCGCTCCCGCACAGGGATGTCCTCAGAGAATACAAAATAATCAGGCAAATCTTCTCGCTTAGTGCAGCCGTGCTTAATCATATAATCAGCAACAACTTGCGGATGCATGGCATAAATCTCATCCTTGTTAGAGAGAGACTTCGTTGTGCGGGTATATGAATAAGCGAAGATTGGTTCAAGGCCTCCACTTACACCAAGCATAGTAGAGATGCTTCCTGTCGGTGCGATAGTGAGTAGCTGGCTATTGCGAAGACCCGTCCGCCGCACTCTTTCAAGCAATTTTGTACTTTGAACGCCTTGGACACAATGGTTATAGAAGAAGGGTGTTTGAACAAGTAAATCATTCTTACACTTGTTATACTTGCCCTTGCGGATCGCAAGCAATGAACTTTCATTAATCGCGGCGCTAGCCATCGCATATCCAATTTCATCACATAGATAAATAGCCTCTTCTGATCCGTATCGGATACCTAGCTTAATGAGGAGATCAGCTAGACCCATGATTCCCAACCCAACCTGTTTCCAGTCGCGCACGCTATCTCTTTGCTCTTTCAGAGGGTGAAGAGGTAAACCTTCATCAAGGACATCGTTCAAAGCGCGAGTTGCAATTCCAACTGCGCTGATGAATTCTTTCCAGTCAAATTTCGGTTGGTCTGGATCGGTAGAATCTACAAACTCGGCTAAGTTCATCGCCCCTAGAAGGCAGCTCCCACCTGCGGGCAATGGCTCCTCGGCACAAGGGTTGGTCCCGGCAAACTGGAATTCCGGATCATTAGACAGCATATTATATTTTTCAATATTGTCCCAGAATAACATACCGGGTTCCGCATAATTCCAATTATTCTCGCATAGAGCACGATACAATTCTTTCGCGGGCATGGTGCGAGTAATGGTTTCACCAGTCTCTTTGCGAGTAAAAGACATCTCCCAATCTTCATCATTTATCACAGCTTGCATAAAATCATTAGGAACTCTTACAGAAATATTTGCGCCAGTGACTTTAGTTAAATCATTTTTGATACTAATGAACTCTGGAAGATCGGGATGTCTAGCATCGATCGAGATCATCAAGGCCCCGCGCCTCCCCCTCTGACCAATCTGGTGAGTCACTTGGCTAAACGTATCCATAAAACTTACTGCGCCACTAGTAGACTTAGCTTGGTTGCGGACACGCGCACCTGCCGGCGCAAGTTTACTAATATCAATTCCGCATCCTCCACCATAAGAGTAGGTTCGCGCAAGGTTAGAACAGGTTTGATAAATAGACTCTAGATTATCCTCGGGAGGCGAGACTACATAGCAGTTTGAGTATGTTACCCGCTCTTCATCCTGGAGATTACGATTGGAGAGAATACGACCACCAAATAAAAACTTGCGCTCCGCAATAAGTCGCCGCACATCTGTATCTCCACCACTTACTCTATCAAGCCATTGATCAAACGTCTCTCCTGCACGTTGATATTTCTTTGACCAGATGGCTTCACCAATTGGATTATTCTTTCCAACAAAATCTTGTATAGTCAATTATTCTTTCCTCCTAAATCTTGTATATACTTTATTTAAAAAATCGCTCAAGAGGATTAAACAATTTTGTCCAAGGTTTTCTCAAGAGCATCAAGAGCACGCCACAGTAAATGGTCGCCATTTTCAATGCGAGTAAAATGCGCTAACTTTCCGATAGTGTGCTGCTCGAATAAATAAAAATCATCTTCATCGGCGTCGTAGCGGCGGAGCACTTCCCGCACATCAGGCTCCCTTTCTCTTGTTAATTGTCTAATCAATCTTTCTTTGTCGGTTGCGGTGATATAAATAACATATAAATCAATATCAGGTCGATTCATCAAGGAGATAATTCCTGCTGGATTAAATACACCAATGTTAGTTTTTTCTGTAGACAGAGAATCAAGTGCCGTTCCATACATCCAGTTATTAAATTTTGTATATTCTAACATTCTACCATCATGTACCATATCTGCAAACGTATACTTATCTACAAAATGATAACTAAGCCCATCAATTTCTCCTTGACGAGGTTCACGGGTCGTATAACTTACAATTTCATGTAAATCATATTTTCCTAGATTACCTGTTAAAACTTCCTCAAGCAAAGAGTCCTTTCCTGCGCCGGCTTTACCAACTAGCGCAATCACTTTATACTTCATCATCTTCCTCAGCTTCTCCTTTTACTCTTTCTCCTTGTAATTCTAAGTCTCCATTAGGTAAGACTTGAGTGATGCGATAGAGTTGGTGTCCAGGCGACGCCGCATAATTGCGAGATACGAACATATCTTCTCTACGAAAACCCTTTACCATTATCATACTACCACGATTAAACCAACTATTTTCAAGGAATTTCTTTTTCCCCGTAGTTGGATCAATAGTAGAGATGCGACGATCGAACATGGAGAAATATTCTTTTGTAAACTTTACTGTAACTACACCTTGTGTTGTGAGTAGATATACAGTAGACTTTGCTTTATCTTTTGCAATACAAGTGCCGCAAATTTTATTCAAACGATAAATGGGAATAGAAGCATTGCCTCGTTGATATATTCTTTCAACGACAGGGACTTCTGGCAGGTCTTTGTAATTACTAATACCGTACTTATAAGTATTAGCGTCGATCAACTCATGCGGATGGTAGTAAAAACATAGGGCGTCCATCTCCCAGGACGAGAGATTACCTTTGCCGTATTTCTCCCATTCCTCCATAAAGATTGTATCATTGAGGGCATTGAGAATACCTTCTTTATCACTTGCTATCCAGTCGCGGAAAACGTCCATTTGCTTTTGATATACCTTATCCCACATTTTAACGTCTATAAATGTGCGACGAGACTCTGTATTGACAATCAAGAGGTCAGACAGGTCATGGGCATTAAGAAACTCAATTACTATGTCATTAGCTAAATACATACTTGGATCAGGAAGGTATTTACATTCAGCCTTGAGATAACGAGTAAACTCATAGAACCTGCGGGCTTCGATGCGCTCTGCTGTGTCTTCAGGCAATAAACCGTAACGAATCAAGCCAGGAAGGTTTTGTAAAGTAATGCGTTTTTTCTTATCGCATTTTAACCAAACATACTCAACCATTGCTTGATAGCGAGGCTCCAGAGAGTCAAATGCGCCACCTTTAATTAGAGAGACCATCTGCTGTACTTTAGGATGTACTCGCGCATAGAAATCATACATTGAAATGTAAGGACGGTTAGCTATAATTTGCTTAATAAAATCATCAGAAATGTTTGCGGCACCCTTTAAACCATACAGAATGCGATTATTCGCGGCGTCAGGCTTAAAACCAAAACCAGACTTATTAATATCAAGAAGAGAAACTTCAACACCAGAATCTTTAAACTTTCCTATTGCTTTGGCTATTTTTGAATAATCCGCTGATTCATCCTCGCTACCAGCGTCTGTGATAAGACAAGCGCAGTTCCAATAAATAATCGGAAATCTGGATGCTAAATTCATTTCTTGTAGACCTACGAGTGAATAAGCTAGAGTATGACTCAAGTTGAAGCCATAACCTCGGCTAGTCGAGACTAGTGTATTCCAAACATAGTTACAAAGAGCAGAACTCAAACCTTTTTGTTCTGTTGTTTCAAAATACTCTTTGGTTAGAGTGTCAAATTCTGCGGGATTCTTTTTTGCAATAGATTTACGGAGACGGTCTGCAAAGTTTAGATCGAAGCCTCCGCATTCAGGAATTTGGACTAGGCTCATAAATAGCTCTTGAGATTCACAAATTCCATAAGAGCCTTCAAGATAAGGTTTCAATATTTTTTGATCCTGCTCGGCTAGTCCAGCGTCAGACATTTCTTTATACCAATGTCTAATATCGTCTTTAAATCTGGCATATTTTTGAAGCGGCTGTTCTGCATCTTTATCCTGTGCCATAAGACGAATAACAGAGTTTAAGTGAGCTAAGTCTTCTACACTTTGTGGATGTGTCAATGCAATACCTTGTATTCCACTTGACTTTTCCATTTGGAATAGAGATTGAATTTCATGGTTATTTACCATATCCCACATTCGTTTACTAGTTCTGTCTAGATTATAAACGCCAATTACAGACTCATATGTTTCTTTAAGAGTAGGTTTCTGCTCAATTAAACCATCTTCTATTAATAAATCAAGACAAGTATGAATTTTATCTGCAGCGTTCACTGACAACGCGTCATATTTGATAAGTGAGACAGCTTCGCAATCATGGAGCTCGTATGCTGTGACAATCGTACCGTCCGGCGCGCGCATTAAAGCAGTTGATTCTACAAATGGCTCATCTACAAAAATAACTCCACCTGCATGAATACCAGTACGACAAATCAAATTTTCAATTTTATGTGCAGTTTTCCATAGTTCTGGTCTTGCATTCATCTCATTAACGAATGGACGAATTGGCTCAAAACCATTTTCTTTGTCTCCATAATAACATTGATCTAGAGTACGAATAATACCACGATCTGCTGGAACAAGAGAAGCAACATATTGTGCTTCATCAACATCAATACCAAGACCGCGCGCCGCTGTTAATATAGCGCTCTTTGACTTCTCGACTGCGAATGTAATAACATTAGAAACTCTGTCTTCGCCATACACCTCACGGAATTTTGATAGAACTTGTGCACGTCGTCCACCTTCAATATCGAAGTCTACATCCAATGGAGATACTCGACTAGGATTCAGGAATCTCCAACTATATGTTTTAACAGTTTCCCACAATGGATTTATTTGTGTAATTTGCAATAAATACAATAAGATAAATCCAACGCCAGAACCACGACCGGGTAAAACTATTGAACCAGCATCCCAACAACAGTCAATAATCTTTTGAAGATTTAGAAGATATGCGCTCCAATGCGCCTTATTAACATTTGATGATTCCCATATCTTATCAAGACAATCATTGACAGCATCATACGTTTCTTTTATTTGCAAACGTTCGTCCTTTTCTATCGCTTCAATAATAGCCTTAACAAGTTCTCTATCACCTACATAACTAGAAGTAATAAAATTCATCAGTTGCGGAATACGGCTAACCCATTCTGCGGGATTGGTTTGAGGATGAAATTCTTTCCACGTTAAATGTGGAATTTTTAAGGGCCGCTCTAACTCATAGTCATTGCCACACATATCAATTATTTTTTGAATATTTAAATATGCTTCTTGAAGTGGAAAATCAAAATGAGCTTCAAGTTCTTCTGTATCCATCATATAGGTAGTAGCATAAAAACTATCAACTTCACGTTCACCATTTTGTGAATTTAAATATGCTTTATGAATTTCTCTATCTTCTGCTGATATGTAATGACTATCAGTTGTAACTATCCAAGGAATACCTAATTCAAATGCGAATTGTAATAAAATTTGATTAACCTTATACTGTTCACTTGTTTTATTCATAGGGGGCTGTAATTCAATATAGAAACTACCTTCTCCAAACAATTGAACCATTTGTTTACACCAGCTACGAACACGTGTAGCCAGTTCTTCATTCCAAGACTTAGCTAGCTCTAAGCATTGACCATCTAGCCAGCTACCCAAGCAAGCCGTGCTAGCAATAAGGTGTCCTTTATTATTATCTATTACGTCAATAAGGTCACTATAATAAGTAGGTACTCGTCGCATACCTCTTGCAACATAACTGCGGAGCCACGCACGAGTAGATAGCTCTCTCAATTGTTTATGACCTTCTTCGTCCTTTGCTAAGAGAATGAAGTGCCAATATCTATCTCCTGTTGTAAAATTATCTGGATTCAAACCATCACGACACAGATATATCTCATTACCAAGAATAAGTTTAAAATCAGGATGATCTTTTTTAACTTTACGATAATATTTTAATGCTTTCAAGTGACCAGATAGACAATCATGGTCGGTTATAGCGACGGCATTGTGTCCAAGAGAGATGGCAGAGTCGATTAAGTCAGTTTCTTTGATGATACAGTCACGGAGTCTTGTATTGCTGTAGTGTGTGTGATTATGTAAACTGCCAGGAAAAACCATTTAATCCCTCCTTATTGATTTAATACCAATGTTAATTTGTCCTCTGGTCGAGTACAAGCAGTATAAAGCCAGCGTCTATGCTCTATTGGGTCAAATGGGAAGTCTTCTTCCTGGACTAATACTTTTCCCCATTGGCTTCCTTGCGCTTTATGCCCAGTGATACCGCTTCCATAGTTAAACTCAAGCGGCAAATCCCAGATATTCCGTTTATCTTTACTAGCTAAATATTCTTGACGCGGAGTTAAAAATTTCTTACCTTCATCAAGAGAGAGTTTATCTACAATAATATTTTCATAAATATCATGGTCGTCTGTTTCTAGACAAATATTATAGATAGGAACTGTAATTGGTTTTTCACCAAATCCAAGGAGATATTCCTTTTCATCTTCTTCAATGTCTGTAATCCAGCCAATAGAGCCATTTACTAAGGGATTTTCTTGAATTAGAGAACAAGTGTTCCATGCATTACGGAGGCAGATAACTTTATCACCCACTTGCGGCAATGGACCAAATCCATTTATTTCTCTAACTATACGATTGATATTCATGCGAGTGCGATTAGTCGAACAAATTATCTGATCTGCCCACTCATACATCCCATCAAATAAATCTTGTTTAAGAACAACATTCGCGTCATGCCCCATATGGGGTGTAATGAATTTACCTTCACGAATATCCATGCTAAGGCAAATAATATCACTTTCTTGTGCTTGCCGCATTACTTCATCTAGAAATACATGCGGTTTCTCTAGAAGATGGTTATCATCTTTAGCATGAATGGGAGGAATCTGGAATGGATCTCCAAGTGCTAGAATATGAACCGGATGTTTAATTAAAAGGTTCCACATACTGGCTGGAAGCATTGAAACTTCATCAACCACAATAAGAGCAGGATTTCCCTCTAAATGCGGCCTCTCTCTATATACAAAATGTCCATCTGCCATACGTTTACTATAATATAGCAATTTATGTGCAGTCATAGCATTTGGATTACCTTTTTTTCTCAGCACTTCGCTCGCTTTTCCAGTGTAGGCGACGTATCGAACTGCTTCTGGAGAAATTTCAAGCGCATCTATGATAAACTTAACTAGAGTAGATTTTCCCACTCCAGCATAGCCGGAGATCACGCTGAACTTTTCTCCACGTTTATAGCGGTTTACAACTTCATGCAGACCCGCAAGCTGCTTAGGAGTTAATTCCACTTTGGCCTTCCCTCCTCCATGATTCTTCTTTTACTTGATCTACCCATTTATCAAATTCTTTTTCTGTCATCCAACTTAAATCAGTCCCCTGAGGAATACATATTGCTTTTGGATATATTGTTTTAAGTTGATTGAACATATCTCTAACTTCGTCAACAGGCCAAATATTTGGATCAAACTTAAAAACTAGTACACTAGATTCATATAACTGAGGGTTAAATTCTACTGTTAATTGCTTTGGGGTATTAAGTTCCATACTCTATATTCCTCCTATTCTATAAATATTATACCATAATTTTGAAAAAAAGTCAATTTTTAAAGCAGATTTTACCTAAAAAAAATACCTAAACCCTATTTTGATTTGCGCCTGTCGCCGCAAGCGTCCCAGTCAGACTAAAGAAAAAAAGCCAAGTAGACAACAATATCTACTTGGCTTACATTTAATTCTCCACAAAATACTCATATGCGGTAACCGCATTATCCTGCCGTTTAG